AGCTTCGCCATTTCAGCTTCGGCGACCTCGTCGGTGGCGACCAGGGCGTTAACCGGGTGGCCCTTGTCGGTGATGATGGTCACGAATTTGCAAAAAGTTCGCACGATTGCTCCCATAGATGGTCGGACACCGCGAGCAGATCGATGCCGTGGCGGAGGGCGAAGCCCTGATGCCCGAGGGCTTCAACACTCTCTCGCGGCCCGTGTTGGATCAAATGGTGCGTTGGACATAATGGCACGATCCGCCAGTCGGATCGCATCAGCCGCCCCATCTTATCAGCATAGCCGGTCACATGATGAACGGTGGACGGCCTGCCACAGACCAGGCATCCCATCGCCGCGACCCGTTCCACGTGAAACCGCTCAAGCCTATTCTGGACCGGGTGCTTCTTGCGAAGCAGCGTGACCTTGGGCTTCTTGTGGTCGCTCCACAGGCGCTTCTTGATCATAGCGTCAGGTGCCGGATGGCGTCGGCGAGCTCCAACCGGGACCGCTCGGGTATATCGTCGTCGGGCCAGCCTTCGACAAACCGCGCACAGAGATCGACCGTGCTGGAAACCATTCCACGAAGCGTCCTCATGATGACATCGCGGCGGCTGGCGAGGCGGATACGATCTGCCATGATGTCGAACACTTCCTGCCCGGTTCGCTGCTCGATGCCGATGATCGGGCGAAGCGGGTCGTCGCTCATTTGTCGGGTTCCGAGTTCAGACGAATGGCGCGGGTGACGCCAGGCTCCTTCATCCGGTCCCCATGATCGCGGCGGAAGGCTTGGAATTCGTCGAAGCGGTCCGCTATCGCCTGCTTGTGATGGTCGTCGGCTACCAGCGAATGATAGTAGCGCAGCACTTCCAGCGCGTGCTTGTCGCGGGCACGGAAGATGATGACCGGTTCGTCGTCGGGGATGGCCTCGCCTGACAGGCGGTTGACGAAGCGCCCATCGACAAAGACGAACTTGCGATCTTCAGCCATCGTCGGGCTCCTGCAAGGCGGCGATGACCGCGCGCACGCTGGCGCGGTAATCCTCGGCGGTGTCGGGCTCCTCGGCGACGACATTCTCCCAGCCGTGCGGCGGTGGACTGTGCCACTCGGAAAGCCACAGCGCCCGGGCAGCGCGTTCGATGGCGGCGTCGGCTAGGTCGGGCTGCGGGCGGGTGGCGAGGCGGTAGACATAGCCCTGCTCGGGATGTTCTCCGATATAGGTAGTCTGGTAGACCGGGTTATAGGTGATGACCGCCGGGCACTGCTCAACGGGCGGGTCAGTGGTCATGGCTGGGTTCCGATTTGTGTGAGCGTATGGCGGGCAAGCTGCCGAACCTCGGCGGGCGTGGTCTCCCAACGCTCGGGATAGCCCCATGCAGGCGCGGCTTCGATCTGTTGCAAAGCCTCCCTCGCTTCGGCAAGGCGACGCTCGGCTGTGTCGCGAGCCTCTTTCAGTTGCATGTTCTCAACAGCCATCGCCGCCCGGTCTAGGTTGAGATTGACCATCCCTTGCGATCTGTCGGCAGCCTCGCCTTTCCAGATGCGAACATCGTCACGGAGGCGCTCGATCTCGTCGTGCTGCGGTCGGGTGGCGAGACGGTGCTGTGCCATGGCGATAGCGAGGGGATGCTCACCCTTCCACAACTTGCCTTGACGGATATTGTCGAGCCAGCCCTTGGACGCGCGATCAGGATCATAGGTCGCGAAGAAGTCAGCCGCAGCATCCCGGTCGCACTGCTCGACCGGCAGCGGGTCAGTGGTGGTCATGGCTTCACCTCATCTGCGTGCGGCGGGGCGAAGGCTTTGAGGATTATCCCCTCTATTTCCTCACAGTCCGCTTCGCATAGGCAATCGCTGTTTGCGTAATAGATAGCTTTGGCAGCGGCTTTCGCAGCGTCCCGCGCAGCCACATCCACAGCAGCGGGAGCGGTCAGGCGGGTGATCGCGGAACGAGCGTGACAGCGCCATTCTTCAGCGATCTCGCGCATAGGGGGCCACGGAGAAGGCATTCGACCCTCATAGCGGCGGCGTTGCATGTCCTCGAACATGGAAGCAGCCACATCCTCAACCAGCTTCTCAGCCGCAAGCTGCTCGACCGGCAGCGGGTCAGTGGTGGTCATGGCTGGCCCCCTTGAAAAAGAGGGGCAGGCCAGACGAGGCCTGCCCCCAGGGTATCAGGCGGCGATCAGCTTGGGAGCCCACTTGGCCTTGTTGCTGCGCCGCAGGCTTGCGCCCATCGCGCCGAAGCCGATGATCATCAGCGACCAGGTTGCAGGCTCCGGGACCGCCGAACTCGGTGCGAAAGTCACCGACCCGTTATAGAAGGCATTGCCGTGGGCAAGGCCCGAGATCGTCAGCACGTTGCCCATGTTGGCGAGGATCGGCGCACCTTCCAGGTCACCGAGGTGACCGTTGCCGAGGATGGCAACGTCGAAGCTACCCGACCCCGTGCTGAACGTCACATCCCCGACGACGCCGCTGAACGTCAGCGACTGAAGGAGATTGACGGCGTTGGTGCTGAAAGCCAGCGAGCCAGTGCCGTCCCGCGTCGTGGTGAAGTCGAAGGTGTCGGTGAAGCTCTGGGTCGAGTTCGGATCGGACGAGAAGTTGAACCGATGGCGAAGCTCGGCGGTGATCGCCCCGTCATAGCCAATCGGGACCGGATCAGGGTCCACGATCTGGAAGGAAATGAGCCCTCCAGCACCATCCGAGTTGATCGTCCCCAAAGGTGCATCCGCCGTAATGACGGCATAGGACGGGGATGCGATAATCGCAGCAAGACCTACTGCTGCTGCGAGCAAGGTTTTCTTCGTATTCATTGTTAACTCCCTTGTACATGTACTTGGCCTAAGCGTTACGCAACTTACACAAAAACAGGTTAGGCGAGGGCCAGGCGACGCGCCTGCTTCCTGCGGATCACCGCACCCATCATGCCGAAGCCGATGATCATCATCGCCCAAGTCGAAGCCTCGGGGACGGGCGTCGGCGGATCGTCGTCATCATTAGGCGGGGGCGCGTTGCCGATGCCGCCAAGGCGAAGCTGCTTGAACTCGTCGATCCCGGCAGTCAGCGGGTTGGACCGGAAGGTTATGCCGGTGAACAGCTCGCCCGCCGTGCCGTAGATGCCGGTGTCGTTCTGGCCGCTGCCGCTGAGAGCGATGGTGGTGACGCCGACGTTGCCGCCCGGCCCGATCCAACTGATGTCGGCGAACGGTGCCTCGTTCGGATCATTCCCCTCCAACGGGAAGAGGTTGAACACAGCCGTTTCGAACACCTTGCCGGTCTGGATCGTGAAGGTAAGGCCATTGAGCAGACCATCGTCGGCGGTGACCTTGGCCTGGCCGTTGGCACCGCCGATCAGGAGCTCGTTGATCGGGGTCGGGCTCGTGAACCTCACCGAAGTGTTGGTCAGGTTGGTGCTGCCGAAGATGGTCGAGCTTGCGCTCTGCGCGTCGATCAGCACATTCTCATCGGTGACCACGCAGTTAGGCGTCTGGCACAGCACGACCACGGCATGTCCCGGTGCAGCGGTGACGGCTATTGCCGTGGCGGCAGCGAGCAGCATCTTCTTCATCGTTTCCTCCTGTCAAAATGACTTGTTCCAGCTTCTCCACCTTGATCGTCAGCCTCCTGTTCTTGGCCCTCATCGCGTTGATCGTCACGGCTTGAGCGGCAGCAACGGCCTGCCAATCGCGCTCCTTGGGCGGGCCCCTTTCGTAGCCAGCAATAGCCCTTCGGATGCGGTCGATAGTGCTGGGCCGCAGTCCGCATCTTGGTCGAAGCATCTGGCTAACCCGAGCATCGGTAACACCGAGCGCCGCTGCAAGCTCGCATTGTTTCATCCCGGCGGCACTCATCGAGATCAGGAGTTCGTCGATAATTTCGCTAGCCGTCATGGCTGGGCCTCCAATGCCTTCCTTGCCTCGGCAAGTTCGCACTCGGCTTTCGCGGTTCGCTGGACCCAGATATCGGTCGCCCGCGACTGCAGGCGGTTCGCCACCCGCAACTGTTCGACTTCCTCGATCAGCCAGGGGAGCATCCGAAGAATAGCGGCGCGGGCGTCGGACTTGCCGCGAACGTCGGCGGTCTTGAAGACCGTGCGGGTCGCGGGGATAAGCAACGCGCGGATCACCGCGAGATCGATCGGTTCGGTCATCATGGTTTCTCCCGGCATAAGAAGCAGAGCCAATGGACGATCAGCGGTTCGGCATAGTCATGGAAGTGCGGGAATAGCCGCCCATCCCTACCGCAATTGGCGCAGTCGGTCGCGCGCTCGATCTTGCCGCGCGCCAGCGCCCGGTACATCGTCCGGAACGCCCGCACCCGTTCGGGGTGGGCAGCGCGCCACTCCCTGCTTTGGCGGGCGACCGTTTCACGGACACCAGGCCGCTCGATATAGAGGCGGCGGTAAGCGGCCATGTCGCGCTTGTGGTCGTGCCCTATCTTGCGAAACCAGGCGGCAGCAGCGATGCGCCAATCGCGGCGCTCGCTCGATGTGCACCCCTTACACTGGCGGCTTCCCCGATAGAATTGGTCGAGCGGCTTCATGCTGTCGCAGGTGCGGCAATGGCGGGTCGTCGTCGTCAACATTCGCGCGCCTCCTTAAAACGGGACATCGTCGTCGAGGTCATCGAACGGCAGCGGACCCTTGGTCTCGGGCTCCAACGCCGGTTCGTCGTCGCGGCCCCAATCGTCGCCGCGCGCTTCGGTCGAACGGTCACGCCCGCCTGGATCGCGCCGCTCGTCGGTGTCCCACTGGCGGGTGCGGGTGTCGCCATAGGCCTGCCCCGAGCCGCGTCCGGTGTCCCGGCTGTCGTCGCGGTAGCCACGGCCATTATTGTTGTCGCGGTCCGAGTAGGAGCGCCCACCACGCCCGCCAGAGCGCCCGCCAGAGCCTCGGTCGTCGCGGCGGGTGTCGCGGCCCCGGTCGTCGCGTCCGCGCTCCTGACGGCCTCCGTAGCCGCCCCTGCGGTCGCTTCCGCCGTCACCTGGACCGTCGAGCATCACCATCTTGGCGTCGAAGCCGCGCAGCACGACCTCGGTCGAATAGCGGTCCTCGCCGTGGCTTTCATATTTGCGGGTTTGCAGCTGCCCCTCGATGTAGACCTTGGAGCCTTTGCGGAGGAAGCGGTCGATGACGTCGATCAGGCCTTCATTCCAGACCGTGATATTATGCCATTCGGTTTTTTCCTGGCGATTGCCGTCGCGGTCCTTCCAATTCTCGCTGGTCGCCAGGCGCAGATTGCACATGCGATCACCCGAGGGCATGGACTTCACATCGGGATCGGCCCCTAGGTTGCCGATCAGACATACTTTATTGAGTGACGCCATTAGTCGTTCCTTCCTTGTTGTCGTCTGATTTCCTCGCGGCGGCGGTCGAGCGCTTCCAAAACCTCTTTGCGATAATCGATTGGGATCGCCGCCCAATGGTCGCCGTGGAGGCGGCGCAGCGCGGGCACATCCTCGGCCCTGTCGATCAGCGACAGCATGAGTTCGACCGAGACCGGCTTGCCGGTGGTGCGCGCCCCCTTGAACCGCTTGAGCGCGGCGTCGATGTCGTGCTGGCCTCGCGGTGTCCAGGCCTTCCAGACCCATTTGCCTTTCGCCTGGTAGGCTTCGCAGTCCGCCCAGATCGCATCGACATCGTATAAATATCGGCCGATGCCCCATTTGACGGCGGCGCGCTTGAACGCTCCGGAAATGCCGCCCTTCTCGCCCTCGAAATTGCTGTCGCCCGAGCCGTCCTCCTTGGCGACCCATTCGCCGTCGATGCGGAGCGACAGGCGACACATCATCCGCCCGCCCTCATGCCGGTAGGTCTCCGACCAATTTTGCGGCCCGAGAACTTCATCGAGGCGGATCATCACCGACCTGGCATCGACATAGGCGAGCGCCAATGCCCGCCGCCCGCTCTTATCGACATGGTTGGCGCGCCATTCGACGCAGTCGGCGGGGAACGGTTCAGCCAGCCGTTCGAAGATCGTCGGGCTTTCGATGATCGGTTCGGTGCCCATCAGATCGCCCTCTGCTCGGAGGTGATCAAGCAGCCTTCCAGGAAGCGGGCCCCGGCGCGGACATCCTTTTGCGCGCGGTCGAGCAACAAGGCCTCGATCCAGTCGGGATCGGTGCGGAGATAGTGCATCAGCAAGGCGCGGCGGTCGGCGATGGTGACGTTCCAGATGGTCCGCAGGGTCGCTTTGGATCCATCCTCGCCTCGGATCACCGAGGTCTCCTTCTCGGCGCGGCGCGCAGCCTTGGCGGCATCTTCGGCTTCGCGCTCGAGCTCCTCGCGGCGATCAACATCGCGCAGGTCGGACGACTGTCGTTCGGCGGTCGCCGCCTCGCGCAACCGGCGTGCTGCCTCGTTGGCGGCTTCGCGCGCCTCGTCGGCCTTGCGTTTGTTCTCGGCAGCGACCGCTTCCAGCCACGGCGTCAGCGCGCGCTGCGCCACCTGGACGGCCTTGGTGGCCTTGTCGCCGATTGGCTTCCATGCGGCGTTGATGTCCTTCCAGGTGGCATAGACCGGGTCGGCGACCTTCTTGCGCTCGGCGTCCACGGCCTTGACCGCTTCCTGCAGACGGCTCTTGAGGCGGGTCAGTTCAGCGGCCTGCTCGGCGGTCGATACCGGATCGCCGTCGAGCCAGTTCTGCGCCTCGAAATAGAGGTCGTTGACCGCCTCGGCCATGGTTTCGAGCGGTGTCGGTTCGGGTGGATTATTGTCGCCGATGGTCGGCGACAGGTCTGTTTCGGCCATATAGCTTTCCCCTTCCGTGCAATCTTACGTGTTTTTCGCGGGGCGTAAATCGGACTTTACGCCCCGCGAAAATATTACCCGACCAGGTCGAGCAGCTTGCCTGCGTCGCGTTCGACCTCGATCCGGTTCGACTGATATTCGACCCGGCGGGCGTAGGCGGTGATGCCGGTGACGGCATCCCAGATGGTTTCGATGGGCCGGTCCTCCTCGGAGATATGGACCAGCTTGATCGCCTCGGCCTGGGACGGGTTGAACCGCTTGGCGAGGAAATCGTGAACCGCGTCCTTGTCGCCGATCTTGGCCGACTGCGCCGAGGCGATGGCGTTGGTGATCGATGCCGACGACGACTGCGCGTAGACTTCCAGCGCGGGCGCCATTTCCTCGACCCAGCGATGCGGCGCTGCCGAGGTATGCCGCAGCCGGATTTCCTCATGTGCGGTCGCACCCCAGACGATCCGGTTCGAACAGGTATAGTCGAACAGGAAAGTGGAAATGCCCAGGGTCGCAGCACCGACTTCGCTGTTCCAGAGGAAGAAGCCCCTGGCGAGCGAACCCGATTGGCCGTGGCGGCGGTTCGGGATGGTGATGCGGTTTTCCTCGTCGGCCAGGAAAACGAACATATCGCGGTCGGACCGGTACAGCGTCGTATTATTCTCGTCGATGATCACCTTGCGGCCGAATTCTCCGGGGACGGTGAAGTCGCCGGTGACGCCGTCGCCGAAGCGGTCGATCAGCGCCGCGATGACGTCGTCGTTCCAGACCCTGCCGTAATTGGGGCCGGTCGCCGCCATCATCGTGCCCACCGAGGTCGGCGGGCTGTGGACGAGGGTGCCGATCTCGCTGACCTTGCGCTGCGAGAAAAGCCCGTAGTTGAGGCAGTCGGCGACCATCGGTGCGGGCAGCGTCCGGAGATAGCCAGCCGGGGCACCGATCAGGCCCGCCATCTGGTTGAAGGCGTGATGGGAAGGCCTGGACGGCACCCCGTTCATGATGACGGCGACCCCGTATTCTTCGCCCTCGATGGGCGCGGTGGTGATATCGCGGTTGGCGACGGTGCGGGTGACCGCCTCGCTACGGTATGTCTGCGACACCTGGTGCATGTCGGTCAGCGACTTGAAGCGTTCCTCGGGAGGGCGTTTCATCCATTCGTTCGACGCCTTTGTCAGTATCATGTTGGCTTACTCCTGCCGCCCCGCTCGGCGGTGTTCCTTCGGTGCAGCCAGGCGGGGTCTGGCAGCGAGCTCAATAGTCGTCGATGCGGTCGGTATATTCGATGATCGACAGGACGATGGTGACGAGGGCGACCGACCCGGCCATCGGGAAGGCGAGCCAGGTCAGTGCGTCGAGAAATCCGGCCATCGGTTCGATCCTTATCGGCGGGGCCGTGCCCCTGGAAAAAAACACCTTACATGGCGGATGCCAAGAGTAAACACCCGATTTCGCGCATTGCGAAAATGCTTCGCGCCAGGCCGAAAATCGGGTAAGGCGCGGCTGTCCGTGGGATGTCTCGCGGAGTTCGCTATTGGAGGAACAGGTCTGAGGAAATGACATATGGCTGAGAAAATCGTGATGAAATCGGTGGTCGAGAAAGCGCCGCCTGCGACCCAGCGATGGGCAGCACCTGGTGGGCATCGGCTGTCCGACTTCGCCGAGCAGGCTGGCATTTCGGTAAGCTATGCCAGCCAGCTTTTGTCGAACAATCACCATCGCCGCAATCCGACGATTGTTCTGGCGCTCGACATCTATCACAAGACCGGCGTGAAGCTGGGCCTGCTGGTCGGTGCCAGCCGCGCCGAGATCAACACGGTCGCCCGCATGGTGGAGCGGACCGGCCTCGCTAATTGAGCTCACCAATCCCGACGCGCTCGACGGCCCTGAACCGGCTTTCGGGCGCGTCGTCGTTTTCGGCTTTATGATCTGACGGGGATATTGTTTGATCGTTGACGCCCGACTTTCATGGGCGCAAAAAAACGGGAGCGCGTCCCGATCAAAGTCGCGCCCCCGTCGAAGGAACGTCCATTGGATATCCGACCCGACACCCTGACGCAAGCCCGGTTATCATGATGAACCGCATGGAGTGGGCGTGGACCGCAACGGCCCACCATTCCAGCGCCGCTCGCCTCGTCCTGCTCGCGTTGACCATGCGCGCGAACAGCAAAAGCCTGGAATGTTGGCCGTCGATGTCCCGGCTCGCCGCCGATGCGAATACGTCGATCAATACGGTCAAGAAAGGGCTTCGTGAACTTTCCGCCGCAGGATTGCTCGACATCATCCCGCGCCCGTCCACCGATGGTGGTCGGGAGAAGTCACACCTCTACCGATTGCGGGTAGGGGATCAAAATCTGATGGGGTCAAATTTTGATGGGATCAATTCTGGACCCCCTACCCCGTCAAATTTTGACGGCATACCGGGTCAAAATTTGCCCCCTAACCCAAGGAAGAAGGAACCCAAGGAAGGAACCCAAGGAAGTGTGTCACACGCAAAGCCTGATCCGTTTCCATGTCCTGTCAATGTGGACGAGGGCACCTGGCGGGACTTCGTCGCCGTCAACCGCAAGAAGCACCCGCTGACGGAAACCGCCTACAAGGCCATCGTCAAAAAACTGGATGGCTGGGCAAGCGAAGGCTTGAGCCCTGCCGACATCGTTGAGGCGACGGTCGAGAATGGCTGGCGAACGGTATGGCTCCCGAACGAACTTCAACACGAAGGAGGAACACGCAATGGATCGAGGAAGGGAAATAGCGCGTCGCTCGCACTCTGGCGACACATCGACGAACAAGCGCGAGCGGATCGGGAAGATCGTCGCTGAGTTAGGGATGCGATACGAACCGGCGACTGAGAAGGAAGCGTTCGCCGCCAAGCTGGCGCTGCTCGTCACCGATCTTGCCGAGCTCGATCCGGGGATGCTCGAAAGGGCGGTCCAGGGATGGGTGAAGCAAAACCCGTTCATGCCTCGGGCGTCGGACTTGCGCGGGATGGTCGAGGACATCGGCAAGATGCAGACCGGAACGGGGCTGTCGCACATCAAACGGATGCAGATCATTGTCCGCGAGTGCAACGCGAACCTAGTCAAATGGGGCCTCCTTGGCGTCGAATGGTATCTCGACGACAGCCTCTGCCTGAAATTGCGCGACATGCCCCGCCGCCGTCCCGAATGGTATGATGACCCCGATTGACGGCTTTGCGATCAGCGAAAATTGTTGTACTTCGGCGATGGGGCATATGCCCCGCATTGACAGGAGTTTAGCAAATGGAAGCTACGACGAAAAAGCGCGTCACCCGCGCCGCCTATATGGCCGACGACACAAAGCAAGAGCTCATCGCCAAATTGACTGATGCTCATCAGCGCACCAAGGATAGCGACGGCGGCGAGTTCTACGCCAGCCTGAGCAACTACTTTCGCCAATGGGGATCGCTGACCGAAAAGCAGGAGGTTGCTTTCCTCGACGCGCTGGAACGCGACCAGGTCGCATCCGAGCATGTCGGCAAGATCGGCGAGCGCCGCGAGTTCCGGCTCACCCTGGTCCGCTATTGGATCGGCACCGCCCATTATAACGGCGGCGAATATCTCGGCTATATTTTCGAGGACGCCGAGGGCAACCGCTTTTCCTATCTCGGCAACCGGCTCGGGATGGAGGACGGCGACACCCGGACGATCAAGGCGACGGTCAAGGCGCACGAAGAGCGCGAAGGGGTGAAGCAGACCCGGCTCAAGCGGCCCGTCATCATCGATGAGCCGTCTCTCGCACCCCGCTTCGTTGCCGGTGCGACGCCGATCAAACTCGCATGAGGCATGCCTGGATACCGCTCATCGAGGTCACCCCGACCGGATCGAATTGGGTGACGATCATATGCGGCGGCAGGGTCGTCGCGACGATGCACGGCCCGAACCAATATGCCAACGCGCGGCGGATCGTCACCGCCGTCAACCAAGGAAGGAACACCGATGTCGAAACCCATCCCGGAAGTCCGCAAGGACCTCATCATGCAGGCGAGCCATTTGGAGCAGACGGCGATCCGCCTGCGCCACTCGATTGATGAGATCGAAAAGCAGGCCGAACTGCTCGACACGCTGGCCGAATATCTCCGCTATCTGGCCGAGGAAACCAAACGCGCCTCGCCCAATGGCCGCGCACCGATTGCATCGGCACCGATGACCACCAAGCTGGCGGGCAAGATCAAGGTTTACGCCAGGGCCTATCCCGATGCCTCGCACCAGGAAATCGCCGCGCTGTTCGATGTCAATCCAGGCCGGGTGTCCGAGGCGCTGGCGGGCAAGTATAATTTCCCGCGCGTCAAGGAGGGCGTATGACCAGGCCATTCTACACCTCGGGCATCACCTGTCCCGACTGCGGCAGCAGGCATTGGGACGTTCGACGGTCAACCGCCGAGTGTTGTTGCTGTGGTAACGTCCTGCTGCTCCGCACCGCGCCCGACGCCATCCCGAAAGACCGAACCCATGAGCGCCTATGAGCCCGAAGGCTTCGATGGGGATCTGAAGCAGGCCGGTCGGCGGATGAAAGCCATCCGCGAGAAGGTCGGGCTGGAAATCGAGGAGCTCGCCGAGCTGCTTCGGATCAGCGACACATCGGGGATGCGCCAGATGGAACGCGGCAAGCGCCGGATCAGCGGGCCGGTCCGCCTGGTGCTCGAAATGCTCGAGGACGGGCGGCTTGATCCGGCGGACGAACTGGACGAGATTGTCGATGAATTGGAGGACGACGAGCAGCAGCGATGAACGTCACCACCGAGCAAATCGCGCTGGTCTATGCGGCATCGCTGCGGGCCTCGGGTAACGGCCTGATGGCCGATGAGCGGGCTTGCGAGGCGGTCAAGTCGTTCATCAACCTGACCGAGGAGCTATCGGGCCAGCGGGCGACCTATGGCTATGGTCTGGCCGGAACCTTGAGCCATGAAAAGCGATCTTGAACCGCAGGCAGTGACGGCTCGGGAATATGCCCGAGCCGTCGGCATTTCCGAAGCCAAAGCCCATCACGATCTGGAAGCGATGACCGAGCGCGGGCTGTTCATGCGCGCCCCCGACGATAGCTATATCGTGACCGGGCTCGGCCTGTGGTGGGGCGAATTGGCGGGCGTGGTCAAGCCGTTCGACCCGGTCCACGGCTACCAGGCGCCGCCGATTTCGCGCAAAGCGAAATAAGAGTTTCATGGCCTGGTGCCGTCGTTGTATAAGGGCCAAGCAACGGGGAAACGAGCATGGAGCCGACCAAAGACGAACTCGCAGGCCACCTGTTCGATATCGACGGCACCAGGTGGTACGCCCATATGCACGACGCCAACGGGATGATCACCGGCATCATGTCGCCCGAGGTGACGATCACGGTGCATAGCTTTTTCAGCCGTTCGCATTGGGCGCTGCGCGACATATCGGGTCACTATCTCCGTGTCCGTGGACGGGTGAAGTGCTTCAACGGGCCGCGCGCCGCCGCGACCGCTGCTGCGACCTTCCCGCGATGCTAGATTTCCCGCTCACCAAGTTCCTCGCCCGCCTGCTGGCGATGACCGACCAGGAGCTCGCCGAGGCCGACCCGTTCCGCGCCGCGAGGACGTTCAAGATCAGGCTCGATTGGGCCGATGCCTATATCGCCGAGCAGCAGCTTTTGCGGGGCGTGGAGCCCGCCAAAGGGCCGCTGCACAAGCGAGCGCCAGGACCGTTCGCCGATCTGTTCGATGGGGAGGATGGGCCATGAGACGCCCGCGACCTCCTGCCCGCGTTGTTGCCCGCACCATGTTCCTGGCAAGGTCAGCCAACCGGATCGAAAGGGCGCGCCAGATGAGCGCGGAAGGGCTGACCAAGGAGGATGCGGCAGACCATCTCGGGATGCACCTGGAAGCCTTCAACGCGATGCTTCGCGACCACCTTGGCAGCAAGAAATGGCCGATCACATAGAGAGAAGAATGATGGAGCCAGTCGTGCGTGCCTTCCCGAGCCCCGATGTCCGGGGAATGAGCTTGCGCGATTGGTTCGCAGGCCAGGCGCTGACCGCCATCGACGCGCCGCCCCTGTCCAACCGGGGCGTCGCGCTCTGGGCCTATGGTATTGCAGACGCGATGATGGCAGTCAGGGATGAGGCCCCTTCAACAGGAGAATGACGATGCCCGATGAAAAAGCACCTCCGGCGCTTGTCGAGACGATGACCCCGCGCGATTGGTTCGCCGCCGCCGTCCTGGTCGGCATCCTCATGCAGGACCGCAACGCCAAGCCCGAGGAATATGCCGACACGGCGTTCCGGGGAGCCGACCTGATGATGAGCTTCCGCGCCAGGCCCAAATGAGAGGAACCGACCGTGACCGATGACAAGGCGATAGTCGATCCGCTGCCGGTCGATCCGGATGACGGGGCGAAAGCCTCGGGCCAGCCAGTTAATGCCCGCGAGTATTTCGCCGGGGTGATCCTCGGCGCGCTGATGTCGCAAAACCGCAACATGACGGCGGATGAAGCGATGGCGACGGCCTGGCAATATGCCGACGAAATGCAGTTCATCGGGGTATGGGGACCGCCTGGCGGAAAAGACGAGTAGCTAGCTTACAACAAAGGGACAAAGGGCATGTGGATGATAAGGGGTGCGCTGGCGGTGCTGGCGATGGCGGGGATTTGGACGCTGATCTGGCAAGGCGTCGAATGGATGCTAGGATGATCCGGCTGCGCGAGCTCAACAAATGGCGCGACCGCCGATCCGAACGCGAATGGGCAGGGGGAGAAGGCGATGACACATGCGGCATCTTCCTCATGCCCCTGCCGGTCCGACCAGCGATCGTGCTCAAGTGCGTCGCCGCAACCGGAGATGGATGGGAGCATGTCTCGGTCAGCCCGAACCTGCCGCGTACCCCGACCTGGGGCGAGATGGAGTTCGTCAAGCGGACCTTCTTCAAACCCGACGAGGTCGCGATGCAGCTTCATGTCGGCACCGCCAACCATATCTCGGACCATCCCTATGTGCTGCACATCTGGCGACCCGAGAACGGGGTGATCCCGCTGCCACCGTCCTGGATGGTGTGACATGAGGCCCGATGTCGAGGGGGTGACAGTTTTTGTCGCCCTGCTGGCGGGCATCGGGCTCATCTACGCCATCGTCGAATATCCGGTGGTCGGGATATTCCTCGGCGTCATCGTCCTGGTCGCGATGGCGGTCGGCGCCATCCTGGTCGTGGGCAATGACCGCTAGACGACGCGCGGGCCATCGAACACACCGAACCCCTCCACCAGCCACAGGATGACGAGGATCACCAGCACGACATAGGCGGCGGTCCTGAACGGCTCAGGGATCGGCAAGACCTGGATCAGATAGACGAGCAGCCCGATGATGATGATAGCGATCAGAAGCGAGATGAGGCTCATCGCACGGTTCCTTGCCACGCCGCCAGACCGGGCGGCTCGCCACCATACACCGATCCGCCGACATGGCCGCATCGATTAATTTCGCTAGTCGTGAAATGGTGTTGACACGGCCAACCAGCAGGATAAATCGAGCACAGCCCGCTCGGCTTTCAGCCTCCACAGGACGGGTCAGCGAAGAAGGCTTACCCCGCCGATCTTTGCGTTCCACAGCACGTAGTAGCTTTGCTATGATCGCTAAACCAGCAACTCCCCCCGGGTAGCTGGAAACCGGAAGTGGGAGGGGGTCGGCTTCGCATAGGTCGGCCCCCTCTTTCGAGGAAGTCAGTCATGGGCAACTGTCCGGATGGGGTCAATGCCAAGCAATGGCGCGAAGCACGGCTCAAAGCGTGCCACAAGCACCTTCGCAAGCATCGCACCAGGGCGATGGTCCGCAAGGCACCCGAGAAAATCCGCTATGCCTTCCTGCAAGGCTGGTGCGACGGCAGCGACAAGGTCATCAAGTTCCTCCACGGCCATGCCCGCTATTGCGGCCATTGCGGTGGTGTCGGCACCCTGATCGACAAGCCGAAGACGCCTTGCGTCCATTGCACGCCAGGCCGGAAAAAGCTCGACGCCATACCGGGCTTGCAAGAGCAGGCATAAAGCGGCAGGCTTTCGCATCGCGCCAAACTTCGACGGGTTTTTGCGTTCAGATGCCATCCTCGACCATCAGAATACGTGGCCCTCGCGTTCCTATCGAGCAGCAGGCAGGCACCTTGTTGAAGGCCAGGAAGGCCGCGAAACGTAACGGCAAACCGAAGATTAAGACACCGTGGGCACCCGACCCGAAGGACGTTAAGACGCTCGGCGGGCTGACCGTCAAGCAGAGCCAGGAGCAGGCCTGGTCGGACGCCAGGCAACTCGTCACCCATTATGTCGCCATCGGCTATAGCCAGGAGCTCATCGCCAAGCTGCTGCTCCCGCCGATCTCGGTGGACACGCTCGCCAAGCATTTCCGCCGCGAGCTGGACATCGGATCCGAACTGCAAAATGCTCGGGTCGCTGGCGTCGCCTACCGCATGGCGATGTCGGGCAACGATCCAGGCATGACCCGCTTCTGGCTGCGCTCGCGTGCCAAATGGCGTGACTTCGACGGCACCGGCGGCACCACGGCCATCCCGGTTCGGTCGATCCCCGGCGACGAAAGCATCTAGTGGCAACGCTGATCGACACCGGCTTCAAGCTGACCGAGAAGCAGGCCATCGCCTATAAGATGCTCGCGCGCGGCCATATGCACAGCCTGCTGCGCGGTGGCTCCCGGTCGGGCAAGACCTTCATCATCTGCCGAGCCATCGCCAAGCGGGCGATGATCGCCAGCGGGTCACGCCACGCGATCTGGCGGTTCCACTATAACCACGCCAAGAACAGCATCGGCCTGGACACCTTTCCGAGGATGATGAAGCTGTGCTTTCCCGAAGTGGTCGAGCATATGGAAGGCGTTCGCTTCTCGCACGAAGGCATATTGGTGCTGCCGAACCGGTCCGAGATTTGGCTAGGCGGGCTCGACGACAAGGAGCGGGTCGAGAAGATTTTGGGCATGGAGTTCGTGTCGAACTTCTTCAACGAGGCGTCGCAGATACCGTGGCACGCGATTGAAATGGCGCATAGCCGCCTGGCGCAAAGCGTCATGATCGATGCCCGCGACGATGTCCGCCGAGGTCAGCCGCTGGGCTTGCGCAACTATTACGATATGAACCCGCCAGGCAAGCGCCACTGGTCGCACGACATCTTCATGAAGCATGTTCAACCAGGCACGCGCGAGCCGCTTCCCGACCCCGACGACTATCAGGAAATGCAGATCAACCCGGACGACAATCGGGAAAATCTGCCCGAAAGCTACTTCAAGCTGCTCGACGGGATGTCGAAGGCGAAGCGGGTCCGCTTCAAGCTGGGCGAATGGGCCAACGACGCCGAGGGCGTGCTGTGGACCGAGCCGATGCTCGACGACGCCAGGATAGGCGTCGTGCCAGCCGATACCCGCCTGGTCCGCGTCGTCATCGGCGTCGATCCATCGGGCTCCAAGGGCGAGCAGATATCGGGCAACCCAGCGCAGGCGAACGACATCGGCATCGTCGCCGTGGGCAAGGGCATGGATGGGGTCGCCTATGTCCTGGAAGACGGCACCGTGAACGCGCCGCCAGGCGAATGGGGCCAGCAAGTCGTCAAGCTCGCCGAGCGATGGGGTGCCGACCGGGTCATCGCCGAGAAGAACTATGGTGGCGAGATGGTCAACTTCGTGCTCAAGACGGCCAAGCCGACGCTGCCGGTCAAGATGGTGACCTCATCGCGGGGCAAGGCGCTGCGGGCCGAACCCGTCGCAGCACTCTACGAGGCAAACAAGAAGCTGGTGAAGCATGTCGGCTATTTCGGCGAGCTCGAGGAGCAGATGACGGCGATGATGCCCCAGCCGAACGGCTTCCAGGGCGATGGCTCACCCGACCGGCTCGACGCGCTGGTGTTCGCTGTCACCGAATTGATGCTGGGGTCGACCTACGACCTGAGCAACCTGTGAGGTGCCTCCGAAGGGCCGTCTCATGCCCTATCGGCCAGTGCCGATGGACTTTCCGGCGACCTTCATCCGAGTGGGGTGGTTCGGGATCGAGAAAGAAATGCACGCCCATGCCAGGACCATCCGTCGATGGATGGAGATTTGTGGTAGGGAAGGCCTCATCAAGGCGCGGGCCGCTTATGTGGCCGAGCAGCGGCGGGAGATAGTCGATGGGAGTTGTAGCGAAGCTATTCGACGGCCTGTCCAATGTGATGACCGGGTCGGGCACCTCGGTTGACGGCTCGATGTATCGCCGCTGGCAGGAGCGGCAATATGGCGCCTACGATGTCGATGTCGCCTATCGCTCGTCCTGGTTGATGCGCAAGATCATCGATGTGCCCGCCCAGGACGCCACCAGGGAATGGCGCGACTGGCAAGCCAAAGCCGACCAGATCGAATTGTTGGAAGCCGAGGAACAGCGGCTGCGGGTGCGCGCGACGATCCGCGAAGGGCTGATCTACGGACGGCTCGGCGGCGGGATCGTCATCATGGGCGTCAATGTCGGTCAGCCCAATCTCCCCTTGCCCGACAATCTCCCGAAGGGGTGCCTGCGCTATCTGCGTGCCTATTCGCGCCAGCGGGTCCGCCTCGGGCCGTTGATCAGCGACCCGATGGACGACGCCTTCGGCGAGCCCGAGAGCTTCGTTCTCAAGACCGACAAAGGCCAGAAGGAAATCCCCATCCACCGCTCGCGCGTCCTGGTGTTCAAAGGGCCGTTCGCCGGGAATATCACCACGACCACCAGCCACGGCGGCAGCGACCCTTATTGGGGCGGCAGCGTCGTCGCAGCGGTCAACGATGCGGTGATGAACGCGACCAGCGCGCAGGACGAGATTGCAGGGCTCATCGAGGAAGCCAAGATCGATGTGTTCGGCATCCCCGATCTGCTGACCCTGGTCGGCGATCCGGAAAGCGAGAAGCGGGTGCTGCGCCGCCTTGAGCTCGCCAATTCGGGCAAGTCGAACCATCGCGCGGTGATCAAGGACGCGCTCGAAACATGGGAGCAGCGGCAGATCACCTGGACGGGGATGCCCGAGGTCATCAACGTGTTCCTGGCGATGGCAGCAGGTGCATCCGATATCCCGGCGACCAGGCTGCTCGGCAAGGCGCCCGATGGCATGAACGCGACCGGCGAGGGCGACCAGAGCAACTACGACCAGATGGTGCGCGACATCCAGGAGAGCGACCTACGGCCTGCGCTGGGGACGCTCGACGCGGCGCTCATCCCGTCCGCGCTCGGCTCGGTCCCGCCCGAGGTCTATTACGAGTTCGCGCCGCTGTCGGTGCCGAACGAGACGCAGCGCGCCGCCATCGAGAAGCAGGAAGCCGACACCGTGACGGCGATCATCAACGCAGGCCTCATCCCCGACGAGGCGATGGCGCAGACGGTCGCCAACCGGATGATCGAAAGCGGGCGCTGGCCGGGGCTGGAAGCCGCGCTGGCGAACATCGGTGAGAAGTGGTGGGAGGTGATGGCCGAGGAAGCCCAGGCCGAGCAGGAAGCCGAAGCCGAAGCCGAGCTTGCCCGCATCGCCGCGAGCAAACCGCCTGTGGTGGTCAAGCCGAACGGTGGCCCGCCGCCGTCAAACAACGCCTGACAGGAGGCAGACATGCCGCTGAAGAAGGGCAAGTCGAAGAAGGTGATCTCGGACAATATCCGCACCGAGATGCACCACGGCAAGCCGCAGAAGCAGGCCATCGCCATCGCGATGAGCAAGGCCGGGAAGGCCAAGAAGAAGAAATGAGCTTCGACCTCGCAGCGATGGCCCAGCGCAAGGGCGTTCGTCGCAAGAAGGTCAAGATACGCCCGATCAAGCCGCGCCCTGCCGTGGTCCATGAATTGCAGTCGATCTACGTGGTCGTGCCCGACCTGTGGGAGGCCAACATTGTCCGGATTATGGAGCCATACAAACCGGTCTCGATAACGACGGATGCCCCGGAAGATATGGGTCGGGTGATCGATCTGGTCTATTTGGAAATCACGCGCGTGGCGGTGAATTTGGGCGTCAAGCTGCGTGCCTGGTCGAAAAAGGCCGAGCAGCTCCACCGCGAGATGTGGCGCGAAGGCGTGCTGGCGGCGACGAGCATAGACCTCGGCACGGTGCTGGGCGAAGGCGCGGTCCAGGAAACGGTCGCAGCCGTGCTGGAACGCAATGTCGGGCTCATCAAGGACATCAACGAGGACATCCACGCCAAGGTCACCGACATCGTCTTCCGTGGGGTGACAGCGAGGACGCCCGCGCGCGAGGTGGCGAAGGAGCTCCGCGAGCAAGTCGGGTTCAGCCGCACCCGCGCGATCAACGTCGCAGCCGACCAGACCACCAAGCTCTATTCGGCGCTCGACCAGGCGCGCCAGGAAGAAGCCGGGATCGATCACTTCATTTGGATCCACAGCCGCAAGGCGAGGCCGCGCCAAATCCATGTCGAGCGCAACGGCAAGATGTACAAATGGCAGAAGTCGGCACCCGATCCAGGGTTGGACCCGCCGCCCGACATGCCTGGCTATCTGCCGTGGTGCGGCTGCACGGCGCAGGCGGTGATGCTTGGCTTGGACGGCAAGCCGATGTGACCTATACTGGCGGCACGGCCATTCCACTGCCCTTTGCGGGATGGTCCAGGGCTGGCCGGTGGTCCCAGCGCATAAATCCCGCTCACCGGTCAGCCCGCTTTTTCGCTAGACGACAGGGCCTAGTGACTGGATGGCCGTCCACGGATATATTGGCGCCAGACCATCCCGCTATCACCCCGTGCGCGATGGTTGGGCTGGCCGGGCCGAAGCCCATCCCCGGCGTCCGGCCAGCCCACCTTCGCTTTTACGAAGTCGCTCCCATCGCCCGCGCGAGGGCCAGCCGCGCGTTTCGATTGCGGCGGTCGAAGTTGGTGACGACGCCGCAGCCCTGGACATCGACCTTGATGCCGGTGAAATGCGCGAGCGCAAGCCCGGTCGAGATCGCTGCTGCGACCGCCTCCGACCGGTGGCGGCACCTGGTGCGCGACGGCGGGCCTCCGGGGATATGGACGACGACCTCCCACAATGGAGGCGCGTCGGTGGTGACAGCCATTGCGACGGTGATCATTCGGTGTTCCTTTCGCAAAAAAAAGGGGGAGCCGAAGCCCCCCCTGGTTGGTGGTCGATCAGTTGGCCCGATAAATGGCGAGGCCTTCGGCGACGGGCAGGTCGTTGAGAAAACAGGCGGTCGGGTATTTCGCGCGGAAATGGACCAGGTCGGCTTCGACCGTCGAACCCTTGCGCGGGTTCGCTGCCCAGATGCCGGGGCTGTCGGGCCTGGTGAAGACGATCTTCTTGGTGATGACCTTCTTGAAATCCCGTTCGGCCAGGAAGTCGTTGACCAGGCCGACGCAGATCATTTCCAGGCTCTGCTCGACCATGAAACCGTGGGCTTCGATCAGCGGGAAGGTCGCTGCGATCCGCTGGTCGAGTTCCTGGATGTTGAACCGGGTGCGACCGTCGATGCCGTGGAAGTCGTCGCCTGCGCCGTAGCCCCGATTGGACAGGGTGCCCCACCGGATGCCGTCGACGTAGAGCGTTGCGGTGTAGCAGTGGGTTTCCTCGCTCATCGCTGCTACGTGCTTGATCGAGCGGAGCTCGATATAGGGCTTGGTCTGCATGAAATTCTCCTTGTTCCTGGGGCCTTGCCCCGTTGCGGTGATTTCTTTTATCACCTTCCCCATCCGGGTAAACATATTTTCGCTATTTGCGAAATGCGCCAGGCAAAAAAAGGGAGGCCGAAGCCTCCCGAGGTGGGGATGGGGATCAGACGGCGAACGCGGTCTTGATCTGGATGGCGAGCATCTGGTGGGCGGTGCGGCTGTTCGGGATGATGTCGCCCATGTCGTATTTGTCGCAGAATGCCACCGCGTCCAGTTCGGTCTGGAGGCGGGCAGCAGCGTTGGCGACGGTGACGGTGGCGAACTGCTGCTGGACCCAGCGGACGGCCTGCTTGCGCGTGAAATCTTTCATCGGGAGTTCCTTCAGTTTGATGTTGAAAGTCTGCACGGTGGCTTCCTTCGGTTGACCTGGGGCGGTGCCCCTTCGGTGATTTTCCATACCAAAACCAGGGGCAGAATAAACCTCTCATTTCGCAATGTGCGAAAATTAGTCGTTCCATCCACCAGGCGGATTTGGTAATGAAATTGCTCAACCAGGGGCACAGCCCCGCAACCAGGAGCGACCGATGAACAAACTCTTTCGGATCGAATTCGATTTCGTCCCCACCACCGCCAACGGCGCGATCCAAACCCGCCAGGTCGAGGTGAAGGCCTCCACCGCCGCCGCCGCCGAAAACACCGCCTGGATGCAGCGCGGCACTTTTTGGGGTGCGTTCGGCACCGACAACGCGATCGATTGCCGCTGCACCGGGGAGGTTCGCTGATATGCGATACACCGTCACCTACGTCAGCCGCCACCAGACTGACGTTCACACCCGCACCTTTACGACGCGCGAGGCCGCCGAGGATTTCGTCACCGACCTCAACCGCCAGTATCTCGGAGCCCGCGCCCGCATCACCGAGGCACGGATTTGGGGGCTCGGTCGATGAAGATCGAGTTCATTTCCGGCAACGGCTCGTCACGCCGGTCCCTGATCGACGACCGCCTGGTGGTCATCCACGCGCTCCGCGAGGCACTCGCCCAGATGGGCAACATCGCCCCGCACGGTCGCGATTACGTCGGCGCACCCGAGGGCGCCTATGAAGCCGACCGCGACGAATACGCGCAGCGCCGCGAATTGATCGCCCATGTCGCCAACGCCATCGAGGCCGACGCCCTCGCTATCCACGAACTGCCGGGAAGGCCGTAGCCAGCAGCAGGGAGCCCCCGGCGCTTCGGTGCCGGGGGTTTTCAGTGTGACCGCCATGCTGTAGATCACGGACATGGCCGACATCGAGAGTGCCGAACCCACCAAGCGACGGGCTCGCAAAGCCGACCCCGGCCTATCCATCGTCTATCGGTCGCCCGCCGATCTGACCGCCTACGGACAGAACGCCCGCACCCATACGCCCGAGCAGATCGAAGCCATTCGCGCGTCGATCAAGGAGTTCGGCTTCACCAATCCGATCCTCCTGAAAAGCGACGGGGTGACCATCGGCGCAGGCCATGCCCGCCACCAGGCCGCGCTCGCCGAAGGGCTCGAGACCGTTCCGACGATCACCCTTCACGGCCTCACCGATGTCCAGTGGCGAGCTTATGTGATCGCCGACAATCAGCTTGCCATCCAGGGGTCGGGGTGGGACACCGAAATGCTCGCCTCCGAATTGACGCTGCTCAACGAGGAAGGCTTCAACCTTAGCATCGTCGGCTTCAATGACGACGATCTGGCCGACATGATTAGGGCGCTCGATTTCGAGCCTGTCCCGATTGACCACCAGGGGCGGCTGGACGAGAAGAACCCGGTCATCTGCCCCAACTGCAAGCATGTCTTCCACCCCTAAGCTACGCCTCGATTGGGCGAGTTCGGAAGCCGCCCGCTTTGCGTGCAAGCGATGGCATTACACCGGCACCGTCCCGGTCGCCCTGGTCAAGATCGGCATATGGGAAGACGACAAGTTCGCAGGCGTCATCCTGTTCGGTCCTGGTGCAGGCACCTCGACCAGCGGCATCCGCTACGGCCTGCGCGAACGCTATGACATGGCCGAGCTCGTCCGCGTGGCGATGGCGCCGTGGCATAAAACACCGGTGTCGCGCTGCATCGCGATAGCGACCAGGATGCTCTGCAAGCAGTCGCCGAACCTTAGGATGCTGATCTCGTTCGCCGACACCAAACAAGGCCATCATGGCGGGATTTATCAGGCCTGCGGCTGGACCTATCTCGGTCAGACCGATGGCAATCCGGTGTTCATCATCCACGGCAAGCAGCGCCACAACAAGACGATCACCAAAATCCATGAGGGGAGCCGCCTGAAATGGCTGCACACCTTCGTGGATCCAAACGCGAAGAAGGTCCGGTTGCCGGTCAAACACCGCTATGTGCTACCGCTGGATGAGGAAATGCGGCAGGCAATCTTGCCCCTGGCACAGCCTTATCCGAAGCGGGTGGAGGAAAGCCATGCCCTCCAAGCTTCCTAAGCTGCGGCTCGATTGGGTGGATGGCGAAGCCGCCAGGTTCGCTTGCAAGCGGTGGCACTATACCAGGACGATGCCTGTCGCTCCGGTCAAGATCGGGATATGGGAGGATGAGAAGTTCGCCGGGGTGATCTTGTTCGGGGTCGGGTCGGGCCGCGCCACGCATGGCGGTCGCTTTGGGCTGAAGAAGCACCACGACATCGCCGAGCTTTGCCGGATCGCAATGGCGCCCTGGCACCAAACGCCCGTCTCGCGCTGCCTGGCGATTGCGACCAGGATGCTCAAGAAGCAGTCCCCCAATCTGCGGATGCTGATATCCTTCGCCGACATTGCCCAAGGCCACCACGGAGGCATCTACCAGGCGAACGGATGGCTCTATCTCGGCGTCACCGAAAGCGATCTGGCGTTCATCGTCAACGGGAAGCGCAAGCACAACAAGACGATCCGCATTGCGGTTGCGAACACCAGGCGGGACAGGCCGCTTGCCGAACGGCGAAAGCCCGCCATCGATTGGCTGCACGAGCATATCGATCCGAACGCCAGGCGGGTCGAGCTCCCCGGCAAGCATCGCTATGTTTTGCCGCTCGACGATGAAATGCGGAGCCGCCTATTACCGATGGTGCTGCCCTATCCGAAGCGCGAGAAGGTGTTGGTCGATGCCTAGCCTGCGGCTCGATTGGGTCGGTGCCGACGCTGCGCGCTTCGCCTGCAAGCGATGGCACTACACCCGCACGACCTCGGTCGCCTCGGTCAAGATCGGGGTGTGGGAGGACGGCCATTTCATCGGCGTGATCCTGTTCGGCCTCGGAGCAGGCAATGCGACCAGCGGCATCCGATTTGGCTTGCGGCACCATCACGACATCGCCGAGCTGGTCCGCATCGCGCTTGCGCCCTGGCACAAGACGCCGGTTTCCAGGTGCGTCGCCATCGCCATCAAGATGCTGCGGAAGCAATCGCCTGGGCTGCGGATGGTGATCTCGTTCGCCGACACCGGCCAGGGACACCACGGCGGCATCTACCAGGCAGGCGGCTGGACCTATCTCGGCATGTCCACCGGGGAGGTCGCCTACATCGTCAACGGGAAGCGCAAGCACAGCAAGACGATAGCCGATATGGGGCTGGGCGACCGGATGAAGGGGCTACGCGAGCATTTGGATCCGAACGCGAAGCGGGTCAGATTGCCTGGAAAGCATCGCTACGTCTTGCCCCTGGACGACGAGATTAGGGCGCGTATATTGCCGCTGGCACAAGCCTACCCCAAGCGTGCGAAAGATCAGGACGCCGGATACCCTTCGGCGCTGGGCGGTGAAACTCCGACCCGCACGCTCCAACTTTAGATGGCTTCGATCCGAATGGACCAGTCGTCGCCGTCGTCGGCGACCAGGCAGGGCTTGCCTGCTTCGACCTGGCGGCGGGCGATATCGGCAGGCCAGTCGCCGTCCTTGACCAGGACGGTGATGGCGTGATCGACCGCTGCTGCCCTGGTCGGGAAGTCGCGGATGATGGTGTCGAAGGAAAGGCTGGTTTCGATGGTGCGGTGCTTGGTCATGAATTGTCCATACAAGCCTGGGTGGTCAAGTAAACATATTTTCGCTATCAGCGAAATCAATCGATGCCGGAATACATCGTTTGCAAGATTTTGCGCCCGAGCGTCGGCATCCCGCTCACCCGGAAAGCCTGCCAAAATGGCCGAGCGATGAGCCGACCAGGCAGCGCCTTGAGGCCGAGGCGACCCGCGACGACGTAGCGATGGCTTCCATCGACGAGCGTGTGGGTGCCGTCGCCCATCTCGATCAGCAAGATCGGCTCGTTGAGCTCACGCCAGCCGATGCGCGCCAGGCGATGCGGCTCGACGCTGTTCTCGCGGGCGAAGATTTCGGCCTGGTCGGGGTCGATGTTGATGCCGATGACATCGACCCGACCGAGCGCCCAGGTCGTGAGCATATCGACGGCGATGGTATATTCGCCGCCTCCCGCAGGCGCGAAGGTGAAGACGTTGCCGAGTACCTTGTCGATGGGGATCATTCGTTCCTCCTTATCGTGATGTGATGCCGAAGATGAGGGCGATGGTGCAGCCGACCATCGCAGCGATGAGAATGAAGAACTGGCCGTCGCTCATGTTTTCATCCTTGTTCAGCCGGTCCCCCACAGGGACCAATAGCCGTAGACGCAGCGATCATATTCCTTGCGATAGGGCACCCCGTCCTTGACGCCGGTCTCGATGCTGTGGCGCTGCGGGTCGTGGGTGTCGTGGATCACCCCGTCGATCACGGCGGTGTAGTGCCCGCTGACGGCGACGACGAGGCGACCTGGCGGCAGTTCGTCCTCGACCAGGTGGACCTTGCAGCCCTGCCCGATGAGCATGGTCGGCTCCCAGACAAAGCCGAGCCCGACCATATAGTCCTTGAACCACTTGCGGCTGGTGGCGATGCCGTTGCGCGCCGACCTGGACTTCTTGCCCGAGCGTTTGGTCACGCGTTGCGAGCCTCGCCCGGTGGCGAGCGCATCATAGACCTCGCGGTAAGGCCGCTTGGCGGCGATGGCGATGGCGCGGGCGACACAGTCCCCCGCGCTGCCCTTGAAGCCCGCTGCGGCGCGGCCTCCGTCGTCGATGACGAACTTCATCCCACCAGCAGCCGGACGATGTAGGCGTCCAGGTCGGTGTCGTATTGATAGACATGGGTTTTGCCCGTCGTCCTGGTCAGGCGGTTGGCCTCCCATCGGGCCTTGTTGACGGCTTCCGAGCGGGATATCTCGCCGCGAAAGCGGTAGGTCTTGATCGGTTTGGTCATGTCGTTCCTCCGTGGATTTAGGACAGCCCGCGAAACTGCGAGCGGCCCCAGGCCTGCGGCCCGTCACGAAACCAGCCCTTCGCGAACAGTTCGGCGTCGCTGTGGAAACCGAGTTTGAATTTTCGGACGACACGGCCCCGGTAAAGGAGGCTGAGCGTCCCGTCCGCGTTGTAGCGGCGGACGAGCGTCTTGGGCTTCATCAGTCGCGGCCGGGGATGAAGATCGAGACAGCGTAATCGCTGTTGCCGAGAACCCAGGAAGTCCAGCCGCCCTCGACCTTGACGGTCTCGTTGAGGATGACTTTCTTCCCGGAGCGGGTCAGAGCAGTCCGTGTCTTCATGTTGATGTCCCTTCGTAGATGGGGCGGTGCCCCGTCTGATTTTCATACATGCGTCCCCCGCCGAATGGAACAATTTATTTCGCAATTTGCGAAAATTGCGTTATGGAGGCCGCGCGGGCGACCGCTCTTTGACAATCGAAAGGAACAGAATTGACACACCACATCTCGGTCCGAGCCCTCGACGACGGCAAGTTCATGGGCGAAATCTATGACGAGGAAGATAGGCGGGTCGGCTTCACGCACGTTTATGCGAGCAAGGCTCCCGCCAGGCTTTTCGCGGGCAAGGTCAAATGGAGGATCGAAAACCGACCTGGTGAACCTATCCCCTTCTGGCTCGGCTGCTCGGAGGTCGTGCCTCCCGAACCGCGCCAGTTCGACGGCACCAAGGTCATGGAAGCTATCGCCGCCATCGGCGCGGTGCTGGCGACCACGCCGGGGACCAAGAAGCATCGCCGCGCGAGGCACCGCCTTGCTGACCTGATCGAGGCACTCGAGCCCGAAACCGTCAACTGACCAACCACCGTCCTGGACGATCCGAACCCTCGCTAGCCCCCGGCTGGCGGGGGTTTTGGTTGGAAGCCGCTCATTTCGCAGCTTTCGAAAAAGTTCAAACTGTGGTACAATCGCCCTGCGACGGGGCAATGCCCTGCGCTCTTTGACATCATGAAGGAACACAAGATGAGCGATTGGACGAGCGACTATGCACGCGGGCGTTGGAAGACGTTGACCGACCGCACCTGGTCACCGATGCCGGAAGTGAAGGCGCAGGCCTCCGAGGCCCGAACCTGCTTCGCCATATCATGGTACACGGACGAGGCCGACGCCAAGAAGGTCGCCGACTACGTCAACCTGAAAGGCTTCACCTACAATGGTGGCTGGTATCACGGGATGGAGTGCGGGCGCGAAGCCAGGTTCGATTTCATCGGAGCCGATGGCAAGCTCTACTACGCCGTGACGCATTAACATCAACCCCCGCTGGCTTCGGCTGGCGGGGGTTGTTATGCCCGCGTGATGGATGACGAGCCCAACAGGACCACCGACCTGATCTTGGGCTTCATGGTCTGCTCGATCCTCGCCACCGTCCTGATCTACGCCATTTACACCTGGTGGGGCCGATACTGATGGCGGTAGGTCTGTCCGAACCTCGCCGCTATAAGGACGTCTGACCCAAGCCGGGGAGACAGACCTGTGACCATCCAGCTATCCGATACCGTTCGAAACGCCAGGCTCGACGCCATCGAAACCGCGATTGGCGTTTCGGCAGTCCTCAAAATCCGAACCGGAGCCCAGCCCGCCAATGTCGCAGCTGCCGACAGCGGCACGGTGCTGGCGACGATCACCTTGCCAGCCGACTGGATGCTGGCGGCGTCGGCTGGCGTCAAGGCGATGTCGGGCACCTGGTCCGATGCTTCCGCCGACGCAGGCGGGACCGCAGGCCATTATCGCATCTATGCGAGCAACGGCACGACCCAGCATCTCCAAGGCTCGGTGACCGCGCTTGCGGGCGGCGGCGACATGGAGCTCGACAATATCGTCCTCAACGCGGGCCAGGCTTTCAGCGTCACGACCTATCAGCTTACCGACGGCAATGCCTAAGCTAGGCTGTGGTCACCAATGTCGTCTTCCTGACAGCGACGGGGGCCGGGACTTCTAGCTTCCCGGTTGACTGGGGTGCGCCCTGGACGATCGAGATTATCGGGGCGGGTGGCGGTGGCGGCAAGTCGGCCAACGGCTCGGGCTGCGGCGGCGGTGGTGGCGCTTATGCGAAGTCCACCGATGCGACGTTCACGGCGACGCCAGGGGCGACTTTCTTCTACAATATCGCGGCGGGAGGGGCTGGCGCTACCACAGGCGGCAATGCTGGCACGACCGCTGGCGATACGTGGCTCAATATCGCCTCCAATGTCAGCCCCGGCCTGCCCAGCGCTGGCGTCATGGCGAAGGGCGGTGTGGGCGGCAGCGCAACGTCGACCGGCGGCGCTGGTGGTGATCGCCTCACCTGCACTGGCACGACCCTCAATTCCGGGGGCGCAGGCGGCGCGGGCACCAACGCCGCCAACAGTCGCGGCGGCGCGGGCGGCGGCGGTGCGGGCGGCAGGCGCGGCAATGGCGGCGTTGGTGCAGCGGCGGCGGGGAGCAATAACCGGGGCGGTGGCGGCGGCGGCGGCTCGGGCGGGGGCACTTCGGGGACGGTCGGCGGGGCAGGCACGACAGCCGCATCGGCGACGGGTGGAGCTGGCGGCAACAATGCCTCGGGCGTCGGTAGCGGGGCCGGATCGGCTTCGGGCGTCGGCAATGGCGGGCTGTCGGGCGGCGGCGGTGGCGGCAGTTTCACATCATCGACATCGACGACCTATGTAGGCAGCGCGGGCGGCAATGGCGGCGACTATATCGCGACCGCTGGCGGGACTGCCGGGGCGGGCGGCGGTGCTGGCGGTGCGGGCTCGACCCAGCTTACCACGGGGGCACCGGTCGGTGGTGCCGGGGCAACCGGAGGCCTTTACGGCGGTGGAGGTTCAGGCGGCGGTGGCGGCAATGCCAGCGGCACAGCAGGCAATGGCGGCAATGGTGCCCAAGGCATCATCGTTCTCACTTATACCGTCACCGCTGTCGGTGTCGTCGGCACCGCCAACAAGACCCTGGCGGCGCTGACCGGCACCTCGACGGCGGTGGCCCCGGTTGCGGCAACCGCGAGCAAGACGCTCGCAGCCTTGACCGGGACATCGACAGCGGTCGCGCCGGTCGCTGCCATCGCCAGCAAGACGCTTGAGGCGATGACCGGGACGGCGACCGGGGCAGGACCGCCGACGACCGTGACCGGCACGGCCAGCAAGACCCTCGCGCCGCTCGTCCCATCATCAAAGGCAGGCCTGCCGCGCTACGCGGCGATGCAGACCAAGACGATCCTCGTCACGGCGACCGGAGCCTCATCGCGTACCGTCCCAGCCGATTGGGGAGCGCCCTGGACCATCGAGCTCGTCGGCGGTGGCGGTGGCGCTCGCAAGGGGGCAGACGGTACCAACAGCGGTGCGCGCGGCGGCTCGGGTGGTGCCTTTTCAAAGATCACCAGCGCCGATGCCACGATCAATCCGGGCGGCACTCTCTACATGTCGGTCGGCGCAGGCGGCGCTGGCGCAACTTCCAGCGCAGGCCAGGATGGTGGCGCTGGCGGCGATACATGGCTGAACGCCGCCAGCAATGCAGCACCGACGCTGGTGACGCAGGGCGCTCTTGCCAAGGGCGGGCTCGGCGGTTCGACCAGCGGCACCCAGGCGGGCGGCGCTTCGGCGAGCGGGGTCGGCTCGACCAGGACCGGTGGCGGCAGCAACAGCTCGAGCTTTGGCGGCGGCGGTGGCGGTGCTGGTGGGCATCGCGGCGCTGGTGGTGCAGCTGGTGCCGGTAGCACCACGACTGCCGGTGGCGGCGGCGGCGGTTCCGGCGAAGGCGTCTTCGGTTCGGTCGGCGGGGCCGGGACGAGCGGATCGGCAACCACAGGCGGCACTGGCGGCACCAGTGCCGGTGGCAGCCTCGGCGGCGCTGGCGGGATCGGTGCCAACCCGGGCAATGCGGCAGGGCTTGGCGCAGGCGGCGGCGGCGGCGGCATCGGATCGGGGGCCTTTACCGGCGGCGATGGCGGCGATGGCGTCTTCTACCTCGACACCAATAGCAATGTGAGGGCCGGTGCGGGCGGTGGCGGTGGTGGTGGCTCGACCAATACCGATGCAGGTGGGACCGGCGGCGTCGGCGGCGATGGCGGCTATGGCGGCGGCGGCGGATCGGGCGGCGCTGGGCTCGCGGTCAACGGCAATGGCGGCAATGGCGGGCAGGGCTTCATCGCCATCACCTACACGGTCACCAATCTCAAGACCGTTCTCATCACCACGGTCGGAGCCTCGTCGGGCACCTTCCCTTCCGATTGGGGAGCGCCGTGGACAATCGAGGTGATTGGCGCGGGCTCGGGCGCTGGCATGTCGGCCAATGGCGCTGGCGCGGGCGGTGGCGGTGGCGCCTATTCTCGGATCACCGATCTCGATCTGTCGATTTCGGCTGGTGCGACGTATTGGGCCAGCGTCGGCGATGGTGGTGCTGGCGCAACGGTGGCGGGCAATGGCGGCGGCGGTGGCGGTCAGACCTGGTTGAATATCGCCAGCAATGCGGCTCCGACGCTGATCTCGCAGGGCGTCAAGGCCCTGGCGGGCACTGGCGGCTCGGCGACGACCAGCGGCGGGACGGGCGGCTTTGCGTTCAGCGGGGTTGGCTCGGTCAAATATGGCGGTGGCGGTGGTGGCAACGGCCTGTCAACCGGCAACGCGCGCGGCGGCGGCGGTGGCGGTGGCGCAGCAGGCCAGAAAGGCACTGGCGGGATCGGTGGCGCTACCCCATCGAGCAACAGCCGGGGCGGCGGAGGCGGTGGCGGATCGGGTGCGGGTTTCATCGGCACGAATGGCGGGCCGGGGCTCGCCGCAGCATCGGCGACCGGAGCCTTTGGTGGGCATAACGCATCGGGCAGCGGAGCCGGTGCGGGCAATAGTACGGGCAGCGGCGCGACCGGCCTGAATGGTGGCGGCGGCGCTGGCGCGTGGCATAACACCGCCTCGATCACGACCTATCCCGGAACGGTGGGCGGGTTCGGCACCGAGTGGACGCAGACCTCGGACAGCACGCCTGCGGGCGCTGGCGGTGGTGCGGGCGGCGGCGCCTCGACATCGACGACGACCGGGGCTCCGGTCGGTGGCGCGGGTGCCACCGGCGGGCTTTACGGCGGCGGTGGATCGGGCGGTGCTGGTGGCAATAGTTCGGGCTCGGCGGGCGTCGGCGGGAATGGCGCGCAGGGCATCATTGTCCTCACCTATACGCCGACCGTCGTTTCGGGCGGGCCTGTCACCGGCACGGCATCGAAGACGCTCGGCGCGCTGACCGGAACGGCGCTCGGCAAGGTCGCGGTCAAGGGGGCGACGACCTACACGCTCGCGCCGCTGATCGGGCTGTCGCACGGTGGTGCGCCTGGCGGCGTCGGCATTGCCGTCAAGACCCTCGCTCCGCTGACATCGACTGCCTCGGGCAAGCTGCTCGTCCAGGGTGCGACGACCAGGACGCTCGCGCCGTTGAGCTCGACCGCGACAGGCAAGGTGGCGGTCGCGGGAACGACGAGCAAGACCCTAGCACCGCTGACCGGGACTTCCCACGGCGGCGCGCCCAGCACGGTTGGCATCGCCAGCAAGACGCTCGCCCCGCTGACTTCGACATCGACCGCCAAGGCTGCGGTGCGGGCGCAGGCGAGCAAGACCCTCGGCACGCTGACATCGACCGCGCTCGGCAAGACGCCGGTTGTTGCGACCGCATCGAAGGCGCTCGCCCCGCTGACCGGGCTTTCGCATGGCGGCGCACCAGGCGGCGTCGGTATTGCTACCAAGACACTCGCAGCGCTGACGGGCGCGGCCTCGGGCAAGGTCGCAGTCAAAGCGATAGCGACCAAGACGCTTGGCACCCTGGTCCCCTTCGCGCGGGCGGGGGCACCGCCTGGTGTCGGCATCGCCAGCAAGACGCTCGCGCCATTGGGTCGCTTCGCCAGGGGCGGGGCACCACAGGCCACCGGCATCGCCAGCAAGACCCTCGCGCCGCTTGGCAGATCGGCCATCGGCAAGGTCGCAGTCAAAGGTACGACGGCGAAGACACTGGCGCTGCTGACTAGCACCGGGCTTGGCCGGTTGGCGGTGAAGGGCACCGCGACCAGGACGCTCGCACCGCTGACCAGCATCGCATCATCGATCATTCCGATCGGCACCCCACCAGAACGCATTGCCTATACCAAGGGCGGGCTGAAGGATGGACGCCAGGCATCACCGGCAGTAAGCAGCCGGATAGCGGAGGCAAACTGATGTCAATTCCGATCACCGCTGCCGTCTGGCTCCAAGCAATGGATCCGACCGACCAGATCGATTATGTCGCCGACTTCATGGGCGCGACGCCGCTGCTCGATGTCGGCGAGACCATCGCGGGCTTCACCGTCGCGCTGATGCCCGAGGCGGTCCTGCTCGGGGTGATGATCTCATCGGGGTCGGGGCGCGACCCGGTCCTCATCGCCGGGACCGCGATCAAGATTTGGCTGGAAGTCCAAACCGCAGATCGCGAGGACCCCGAGTTCACCGGCAAAGGCGTGGTGGTCGGCGTCGTCTTCACGATCACCACCACCTCATCGCCATCCAGGCGACGGCAACGAACCTTCGCGTTATCGGTGGCCCAGCTATGAACGCCCGCATCAACAACGGTCAGCGCCTGCTGGTCTCCGTCAAGGGGATCAGCTATCCGGGGGCGATTACCTGCATCGATGGGGTGTGGATGATCGCGGTGCGGGGGACGACCTTCAAGACCGGCGACATCATCCTGATCGGCGACGACCAGTGGCGGATCACCCGCAAGAACATTTCGACGATCCGAAGCATCGACAGCGCGACGATGGTCAAGTGTGGATGATGGCGGTAGCCCGGGCGCGCGTCGCTGGGCTATGACACGCGCATGGCCGAAACCATGATCTTCGACAAGCTGCCGCTGACCGGCCTCCACCGGGACAGCGCAGGCAATGTCATCGGGGTCGCACGGGCCGCGCGCACCGGCATCCAGGTCTATGCAGGCTATGAAGTCGGCAAGCCTGAGCTTCGGCAAGTCCGCCTCTATCGTCCTGAAAGCGAAGTATTTTCGCGCGACAGTATGCGGACTTTTGCCGGGTGCCCGGTGACTATCGAGCATCCAGGTCAGAGCATCACGCCCGACAATTGGAAAGATCACGCTGTCGGCGAAACCGAAAGCGACGGGATTGTCCGCGACGGCGAGGTGGTCAAGGTACCGTTCATCGTCCGGGACGCTGGCGCTATCGCCGCCATCGAGGATGGCAAGCACGAAGTTTCGATGGGCTATGGCTCGGTGCTGGACTTCACCGCTGGTCAAACCCCGGACGGCGAGGCATATGATGCCGTTCAGCGTGTTATCCGCATCAATCACCTGGCAATCGTGGACAAGGCGCGCGGTGGGCCGACGCTCCGCATCGCTGACAGTCAACAGGAGACGAAAGTGGCAACCAAGATCGTCATCGTGGACGGGCTTTCGGTCGAGACGACCGATGCCGGTGAAACCGCCATCGTCAAGCTGATCCGCGAACGCGACGAGGCCAGGGCCAAGATCGCCGACGCCGAGGGCAAGGCCGGGACACTCACCGCCGACATCGCCACGCGGGATGGTGAGATCGTCGCGCTCAAAGCGCAGCTTGCCGATGCTTCGTCTCCAGCGAAGCTCGCTGCTGCCGCCCAGGCTCGGGCGACCTTGTGCGATGCTGCCAAGCGGATCATCCCGGCCATCGTCACCGATGGCAAGGACGACGCGACCATCAAGCGCGAGGTGATCAACGCCAAGCTGGGGGATGCTGGCAAGGCGCTCCCCGATGGTCCTGCCGTTGATGGCGCGTTCTCGGCGCTCGCAGTCGCAGCACCCGCACAGCAGCAGCGGAGCTCGCTCGACACCTTTGTCGGCAGTCACGACGGCATGAGCATCACCGATGCGGTTGCCGAACGCGACAAGGCGCGCGATGCGCGGCGCTTCCGCAACCAGAACTACGGCAAGGAACCGGCCCAGGCCTGAGCCTCAATTGGGAGTAGATTGAAATGCCCATCGTTCAGGACCTCTTTCCTACCGACTATGCGCTCGGCTTTCCCGGCATGGTCGCCAATGGCGAGATTGCGAACCGGATCACCCGGAGCATCGAGGATGCCGCTGGCATCGGCTTCGGCGTGCCGGTGTTCCTCGGTGCCGCCGCGCATGGCTGCATCAAGGCGGTCGCCGGTGGCCCGACCAAGTTCCTCGGCATCACCATCGTCGACCACGGCCAGGTGATCCTCCCTGGCGGTACGGCCGATGCCTATCCGCAATATCACAACGTCCCGATCTTGCAGCGCGGCAGCGTGTGGGTGCTGGTCGGGACGACACCGGTGGCTCGCGGCGACCAGGTCTATGCGCTCAACGCCGACAGCACCTATGTCAATGTCGCGACCTCCGCGACGCTGCTGCCTGGTTGGACTTTCGATGACGCTGGTGCAGCCGGGGCGATGGTCCGCATCACGAATAACCGGCACATGCCGGTCTGAGGGAGAGCGAACGTGCGTGAAATCGACTTCAACGACGCGCAGCAGGCGCTGGCTTTCCTGACCCCGCAACTGCTCCGCATCGAGACCACGGTCTACCAGACCCGCTATCCGTCATTCGAATATGGCGACATCATCTTTGAAAATGATGAAGGCGATATGTGGGATGCGGGGATCGTGTTCTACAGCGGCGACATCGCGGGCAAGGCCGAGTTCTTCTCGGCGCGGGCCTTCGATATGCCCTATGCCGACATCTCGACCACGCAGTTCATGCAGGCGACCCACATGGCCGGGATCGGCTATGAATGGTCGCGCGGCGAACTTGAGCGGTCGGCCAGGATGGGCCGCAACCTGACCGCCGAGAAGGCGCTGGCAGCGAGCCGGATCGCGCAGCGCTTCCTCTACGGCATCGCCATCCAGGGTTCGACCGAGAAGAACTGGAAGGGGATCATCAACTTCACCACGGTGCCTGCGTCCAACGCGCCGCAGACCTTTACGGCGGGCACGCCCGACCAAGTCCTCGCCATCGTCAACGGCGCGATTGCAGCACCGTCAATTGCGACCAACGGGGCCTATAACACCAACATGGTGCTGATGCCGATCACGGCCATCCGCGACCTGGCTTCGCGGGTGCTGACCAACACCACGACAACGATGCTGAGCTTCATCCAGCAGAACAACAGCCTCACGCAGACGACCGGCCAGGCGCTCAACGTCCGTGGCATGATCGAGCTCGAGACGGCTGGCACTGGCGTGACCCGCCGCATGGTGACGGGCGAGCAAAGCCGCGATGTCGCGCAATTCTATCTGCCAGGCCCGCATGAGTTTGTGGATCCATTCCGCAAATCGTCGCTGTCGTGGGAGGTGGCGGGCATCCTCAACACCGGCGGTACCGATGTCCGCGTGCCCAAGGCGATGAAGTACACAGACGCAATCTGAGGCCGGGTCTAGTGGTGGCGCTGGCGCGTTCCTCGGTCTAAAGCGGAGCGTTCGCTTTTTCGACAGGAGGAAATAGATGGCCGATACCAAACCGACCCCGCCCGCTACGCCCGATCAGGGGCTTCCCCCGGAAGGCACGACCAAGCCGGTCGATCCGAACGCCCCGCCCACGACCGACCAGAGCTTGCCCGAAGGTGAACGCCCGACCGATCCGAACTATGGCAGGCCAGGCGGCGGTGGCCGTCCCGGTCAGGACTTGCCATCGGGCGAGCATCCAACCGATCCGCGCTATGGCAGGCCCGCTGGTGGTGAAGGACGCCCCAACCAGGACCTCCCCAGCTACGGCAGCGGCCCCGGCCAGATCAAGCCCGAGGACGGTGACTATGTGATCGAGAATGTCGAGGATGGCCCGCGCGGCTTCCACGCCAATAATGTCGAGATCATGCTCGATGTCGGCGAGCGGGCAAGCGTGACGCTGACTGCCGACGAGCTTACTCGGGTCGCCGATTATGGCTTCAAGGTCACCAAGGCCGGGGAAGAGGCCAAGCCGAAGGGCAAATGACATGACCGCAACCGTCGCCCTGTTCCGTGAACTTCTCCCGAACTTCACGGCCGTTCCCGACGAGACCATCCAGACCTATCTGGACCTCGCCGAAAACGTCATGGGCGGCGGTTGGGGTGATACTGCCGACGAGGCACAGTGCTTCCTGGCGGCGCATATGATGTCGATGGTCGGGATCGGTCCATCAGCACAATCGGGCCAGCTTGCCGGGTTCACCAACATCAAGGCGGGCTCGGTATCGCTGACCAGGTCGGACGCCGCCTCGATGGGCGGCTATGGCGGCTCGGCCTACGGCCAGATTTACTATGGCATGCTCAAGGGCCGCACGGCGGCGAACGGCACCGGCATCATGGTCACCGGTACTGGCTGCGCCCTGCCCGACGATATGAGATACGTGCATGGGGCTGCTTGACGGCGGTCTGACGCCCATCATCGGCAACGCCTTCAACTGGCTGATGATCGACGGCGTGCTGATCCGGCGCAGCTTCACCGACAATGGCAAGGGCGGGCTGACCGCCGTCGAAGCAGCACCCGTTCCGGTCAAGGGGATGATCGATCCGGCCAACCAGGTGATGCGCGACATCGAAGGCTTCCGCGAGGATGATGTGTCGATCTTCCTGACGGCGATGAACGTGCCGCTGCCAAGGCTCGACGACCATATCATCATGCGCGGCACCAGGTGGCACATCCTGCCGCCTATCATGATGGATGCCGCGATGACGCATTACATCTTCCGGGGAAGGGCGGTCTGATGCCGATCCAGGGCGCCAAGGAACATGCCGCACGGCTCAAGGCGATCCGCTCCCCGACCGTCCAGCGGCAGATCGGGCGGGCGATGTTCACCGTCGCGGTCGAAATCCAGAAGGAAGCCAGGCTGTTAATCACGACGGGGTCGATGGGCGGCAAGGACCATGTTCCGTCGCGGCCTGGCGAGCCTCCGAACGAGGACCTTGGTGGCCTCAACCGCAACATCGAGGCGGTGCGAACCGGCCCGCTGACCTCGCAAGTCGAAAGCCGTGCGCGCTATGCGGCGTGGCTCGAGCTAGGGACGAGCCGGATGGCCGCGCGCCCCTATATGCGACCGGCGACGGCCAAGAAGAAAACCAGGGCGGTGGAGCTCGTCGAAGCGGTCATCGAGCAAGCGATAAGGACAGGTTGAAATGGCAAAGTGGATCGAGTTCACCCGCGACTATGACCATCGGTGGGAGAGCGGTGCCGTCACCGCCTACAAGAAGGGCATGATCGTCTTTGCCAAGCAAAGCGTCGTCGATGTGGTAGGCGATGCGGCCAAGCCGACGACCAAGCCCAAGGCCGATGATCCAGACGACGACGACGGGGATGACGACGAGGACGAACATCTCACCGAGGTTGAGAAGGACAGCTAGAGGAAATGACCGATCTCACCCTGGCAATCCGGGAAGCGGTGGTTGCCAGGATGCGCGCGACCCCGGCGCTGACAGCGCTGGTGCCAGCCGCGAGCATCTATGGTGAGCGGGTGCCCGACAATCGCAGCTTTCCCTTCATCCGAACCGGCGAGCAGACCGTGACCAGCTTCCCGCTCGGCTGTGCTGATGACGGCGCTTACGACATCACCATCCACGGCTTTGCTACAGCGCCGTCGAGCGACGATGCGATGAAGATCGGTGCTGCGATCAACGATGCCTTTGCCGGTGCTAATGCGGTGCTGGTGCTGGCGACCGCCAAGGTGGTGATGGTGTGGGGGGCAAGCGGCATCATCCGTGACCCGGAAGAGCCCGACACCTGGCATTGCTACGTCGACTACAGCATCGCTTAGGATGATGGCGGTAGCCCGCGCCGGTCCCGACCAGCTATAGCCCAGGGGAAGCAGGAGACACCGAATGGCGCGTCCAGCAATCCTCCGTGGCACCTATGTCAACATATTGATGGGTGACGGCGGTGGCCCCGAAGTCTTCACGCCGATCTGCGGTGTGACGACCCGAGACCTCACTGACCAGATCAACACCTCGGACGCGTTCGTGCGCGATTGCGCGATTGCCACCGACGTCCCGACCCGCAGCGTCATCGCGACCGGTCGCCAATGGGATTTGACCGCCTCGGGCTGGCTCAACCGCTCGCAGCTTGCGACGATCAACAGCGCGATGGGGGCGGTCAAGAACTACCGGTTCGAGCTCACCGAGCCTGCCACCAACAAGGTCTATGCGGGCTATTATTCGGGTGCGGCGATGCTGACCCAATTGAAGATTACCGGCGAGGACGCTGACTTCGTGAAGATCGACCTCACGATGGCATCCGATGGGCCGTGGACCTTCACGGTTGTTCCATAGGAGATAGCCCGTGGCGCGTCCCAAGATACTCCGTGGCACTTACGTCAACATATTGATGAGCGATGCCGCGACGCCAGCGACCTTCTATCCGATTTGCGGGCTGACGACGCGCGACTTCACCGACCAGATCAACACCAGCGATGCCTTCGTCCGCGACTGTGCGCTGCCGACCGATGTCCCGACCAGGAGCGTCATCGGTACCGGGCGGCAATGGGATGTCACCGGCAGCGGCTGGATGAACCGCACGCTGTTGAGCAAGATCGATGCCGTGGTGGGCGTGCTCAACCTCTATCGTTTCGAACTAGCGCAACCGGCGGGCGACCTGGTCTATGGCGGCTATTATGCTGGCAGCGGCATCATGACGCAGAAGAAAATCACCGGCGAAGATGCCGATTTCGTCAAGATCGACCTGACCATCGCAGGCGACGGACCGTGGACCTTCACCGCCGTTTGATGCTAATCGGCCTGGATGCAGACCGAGATCAATCTGCCCTTCGCTGATGGCGTCTATCTGTTCAGACTGCCGCTGACGATGATCTATGAAATCCAGCGCAAGACCAACAGCCCGATCGGGGCGGTGTTCGCGCGTGTCCTCAAGGGACGCTACCTCATCGGCGAGGAGAGCTTCGGGATGCCGACCGAGGGGGAATATCGGGTCGAGGATTTGATGGAGACAATGCGCTGTGGGCTGATCGGCGGGGGACAAGGCCTGGTCGGCGGCGAGACGATCCAGGTGGGACCGCCGCTCGTGCTCGAGTTGATGAACAATTATGCCTATCCGGCTGTGCCGCTCAAGAAGATGTGGGAGATGGCGGCAGCGGTCCTGATGGCGTGCGTCGAAGGCTATGATGACCCAGATCAAAAAAAAAGCCCGGAGGCGACGGATGGTTTGACTATGCCGACGCCCTTGGAAACCTCGCCATCTGCGGGTGCAGCCCCCTAGATGCGAGGACCATGTCGCTCGCCGAATATGACGCGCTGGTGATCGGCTGGAACCGGGTGCATGAAAAAGAGGGTGACAAGCCCGAGGCGCCCGACCTCGATTTCGTCCGCTCCGAAATGCAACGATTGCAGGGAAGCGCCGCCTATACGCACTAACCCCGGTTATGATAGACCGCGCCCAATGGGAGCAGGCACATGGCGATCACTGTCGATAAGGTCATCGTCACGCTTGAAGCGAAGATCGCGGCCTATCAGGCCAACGTCCGCCAAGCCGAAAGCCAGTTCACCAAGGCGATGGGCACCATCGAGAAAAGCGCCCAGGCCACCAGGAACACGCTCAACAATGTCTTCAAGCTGGCCGGTGTATCGGTCGGTGTCGCTGGTGCGCTGGCGCTGGGCAAGGCCTTCATCGGTGTCGCTGATGCGTCGAAGCAACTCAACGCGCAGTTGAAGCTGGCGACCGCGCAGAGCGGCAGCTACGCGAAGGCACAAGAAGATGTCCGCGACATCGCTGTTGCCACGCGCAGCGATGTCGAAAGCGTCGCCAAGCTGTACGGCAATTTCATGCGCAACGCGCGCGACCTCGGCATCAGCCAGGAGGACGCAGCCCGCGCGACCAAGACGGTTGCATCGGCGTTCATCATCAGCGGCGCCGGTGCCGACGAAGCATCGAACGCGATCCGCCAATTGATCCAGGGGTTGCAGTCGGGAGTACTGCGCGGCGACGAGTTCAACTCGATGATGGAGAATGCTCCACGCCTCGCAAAGCTGCTCGCCGACAGCCTCGGGGTGCCGATCGGCGCGCTCCGCAAGATGGCGGAAGCAGGCCAGTTGACCGCCGACAAGCTGACCAAGGCGCTGACCGACGCCAGGTTCACCGATGCGCTCGACGCCGAGCTAAAGCAGATACCCGTCACCTTCGACCAGGCCATGGCGCAGGTCCATAACGCCGCCATCGCGACCTTCGGCGCGTTCGACCAGGGCGGCGAATTCTCGACGATGATTTCCAATTTCGTGACCGGCGGGGCCGAGGACTTCAAGGATTTGGAGAAGGCGGCGGAAGAGCTCGGCATGAACGTGCGGGCGACCATCGAAGGGCTTGGCAGCGCGTTCGAACCTTTCGCCGAAGCAGCCAAGGCAGCGTTTGAGAGCGCCGGGTTCAGCCTCGAAAAATTCTCGATGGATGGGCAGAAGCAGATCAGCGACCTTCTCACCATCGCCGACCAGCTTCTCAACATCGGTCCAGCGATTGCCGAGTTCTTCGGTGCGACTGGCAATTATCGCAGCCACTTGGCAGCTGACTTCAATGCCAGGCGGGAAGAGGTCAAACGCGACCTCAAGATGAACAGCCAGCTTCGCATCCTCGCAGGTGCTGCGGACAAGGGCGGCGGCGACGCATCGACCAAGGTCACGCCACCGGGCAAGACGACCAAGAAGAAGAAGGCGAGCGGGCCAACCGCCGAGGAAATCGCCGAGAAGGCCGCGCAGGACGCCGCCAAGATCGACATCGCCATCTTGCGGGAGAAAGCCCGCCAGGCCGACACGGCGGAAGAGGTTGCCGATTTCGAGACCGCCCAGCTTAACCGCGATGTCGCTGCTGCCATCGAGGCGAACAACGCCGACAAGCACATGACCAAGGCGCAGAAGGATGCGCTCAACGCCAGGGAGCGTGAGCTCGCCGACATCAAGTTTGCGGGCATCGAGCGCGAGAAGCAGGCCAGGCTGATCGAGGAAGCCGCCGACGTTCAGCAGGGGGTGATCGACCGGCAGAAGGAGGCTTTGGACCATCAGCTTGCGATGGCGAAGACCGAGGCCGAACGCCGCGCGATCCAGCTTCAATTGCTCGACCTCGACATCCAGCAGCGCGACGCGGCGCTAGCGAAAATCCAGGCGACCGGCACGCCTGCTCAAGCTGCTCTGGCGGGTGCTGCCCGCGCCGGGTTGGCAGGCGAGAAGGCAGGCAAGACATCCGAGATCATGAAGGACACGCAAGGGCCGTTTCAGGATTGGCTCGACAGCGCGGACGATATGAACAGCGCCCTGGAAACCATCGCCGTCGATGGGCTGGAGCAGCTCAACAGCGGCATCACCGACGCGATCATGAACTTCGACAATATGGGCAAGGTGTTCCAACAGGTCGGCAAGTCGATCATTGCCATGCTCATCCAGATGATCGTCAAGCAGATGATATTCAACGCGCTGTCGGCGGCGTTCAGCGCGTTCGGTGGCGGCGGCAGCATCAGCAGCTTTGGCGGCGGTGCCGGGACCAACAAGACCATCGCCGGGATTGGCGCTAGCTTCAAGGCAGGCGGCGGGCCGGTGCTGGGCGGCAAGCCCTATGTGGTCGGCGAGAATGGCCCCGAGATGTTCGTGCCGCAGAGCGCAGGCCGCATCATCCCCAACGGGCAGATGGCGGCGAACGACCGGGGAGGCCGAGCCCCGGTAGTCCAGGTCCATGTCACCAGCGGCGAAATGTTCGATGCTCGGGTTGCCAGGATTAGCGGCGAGGTCAGCGTGGCGGTGGTGCAGCAGACCGCGCCGACGCTGATCAACGGAGCTGTGGCCGAAACCAGCCGCCAGATGTCGCGGTCGAGGATGTAGTCATGGCCCTTGTCACCTTCCCGACCAACGCCAAGGTCATCAGCCGCAAGTGGACGCTGCAAGTGCCGCAGCAGATCAACCGGTCGAGCTTCACCGGGCGGCGCAAGGTGATCGGCTTGCCTGGGGCCGAAATCTGGTTGCTCCAGGCGACTATCGAGCCGCTCGCCAGGGAAGTCCAGGCACGGTCCTGGCGGGCCTTCACGGCGTCCCTGAGAGGTGCGGAGAACTTCTTCCGCTTCCCGGCGCTGCCAACGCCGCAGACCGGTTTCGCCAATCCGAAGGTGGCGGCGGTGGTCGCAGGCAATCGCGCGGTGGCGCTGACGACAGCAGCAGGCGTCGTGCCAGGCATGCACATGACGATCACGCAGGTCGATGGCTACCAGCGGCTCGTCGTGGTGGTCGGCGTGGTCGGCGCGCAAGTCAGTTTCGAACCCTATCTCTATCTCGACCCGCTGGTGACAAGCGATGTCGAAATCCAGAACCCGTGGGGGGTGATGGCGCTGTCGGGCGGCAATGCCGGATGGGATGACAGCAACGGCCTGGTCGGCTTCACCATCGACGCGCAGGAAGCGCTGTGAGCCTGCCCGACAGCATAGCCGCAGCGGCGCTCGACAAGGAAGTCATCAAGCCGGTCTGGTTCGTCTATATGGATTTCCTCGGCGATCCGGCGCGGGCCAATTCGAGCGGCTTCAATGTCACGGTCAGCGGTTCGGGGGACAGTGAGCTTGACGGCATCTACATCGGCATCGATGCGCGCTTCGTCAGCGTCGGCGAGGTCCGCTCATCGTCGGGTGGCGGCGACACCGTGACATGCAAGCTGTCGGGGATCAGGGGGCTCGACGACGAGGATCGGCTGATGCTCGGTGATCCGGCCAACTGGCAGGGTCGGACCGCCAGGCTGTGGCGAATGATCCGCGACGAGTTCAACGTCCAGCAAGGCGCGATCCAGGCCTACTACACCGGCTATATGCAGACATTGGGGCATATGGGCAGCGGCGAGGAGCTGACCTTGGAGCTGTCCATCGAAGGCTATCTGGCAGCGTTCTCCGACCCGTCCAACCGAACCTATATGAGCCAGGAGCTATTCGATCCAGGCGACCATTCGGCGCAGGCGGCAATCGCCACCGCCAACGGGCAGACCAGCACGACGATGCTGACGGCCCCGCCGAGCATCCAATCGACCAACCCCTTCGGGCCAGGCTTCGACCCGACGATGGGCGGGACATGGTCGCCATGAAGCGGGTCGGCGATTGGGAGCTTGCGCTCTATAATTATGTCGTCAGCGTCGATGGCGAGCCGTTCGAATATGGCGAGCTCGACTGCGTCATGTTCGCAGCAGGTGCCGTCGATGCGATGACCGGCGAAGACCCGGTGGCGAACCATCGCAACAGCTACAAGAACGAGATCGGCGCGTCCAAGCTGCTCCACAAGCTCGCCGATGGAACGGTCGAAGGGCTGCTCGATCTGCACTTGCCGACCATCCCCATCGGCTTTGCCAGGCGCGGCGACCTTGCCTTGTTCGAAGGCTCGGTCGGGATCGTGATGGGCGGCTTCGCGATCTTCATCGGCGAACTCGAGCCCGAAGAGCCGCCCGAAGAACCGGACGAGGATGCCCCGGTGCCGATCCGGGTGCCGGTCGAACCCGAGGAACCCGTCATCCCGGCACTGGTCCGCAAGCCGCGCGAACTCTGGGAGAAGGCCTGGGCGGTTGGGTAAGACCCTCGGCAAGATCGCGATAGCCGTCGCCGTCGTCGCGCTGGTCGCAACCGGGGTCGGTGCGGCGGTCGGCGCGGGGCTGATCGCCGCCACCGCGACCACCGCTGCCATCGCCACCGTTGCCACCTATGCCTCGCTGGCGGCGGTGGCGCTGTCGATTGGCGCGTCGTTGCTCGCGCCCAAGCCCAAGGCTCCCAAGCAGAGCCCATCGACGATGGACCGGCTCAACGTCAGCATGAGCCTGCGCGCGCCGCGCACGCTGGTGTTCGGCAAGACGGCGATGGCGACCGACCTGCGCGACCAGGAAGTGATCGGAGCCGACAAGGACTATATTCACCGCTTCCTCGTCATCGCCGCGCACCAGGTCGAGAACGTCCAGGAGATATGGTTCGACGACAAGAAGGCCTGGGATTGGGTCGCAGGCGGCACCGTCTATGGCGACTATGTCGGCTATCTGACGATCAACGTCCGAACGGTCGGGACGCCTGCCAACGCGATCAACATCAGCGGGCGGATGGGCGCCAACCGGCGCTATACCGGCTGCGCCTATGTCCACATGGTGTTCAAGGCGACCGGCAACAGCAAGAAAACCGAGAGCCCGTTTTCGGCGTCCATCCCTGGTCGGATCACGATCATCGGCGAGGGGCTGCGATGCTATGATCCGCGCCAGGACAGCACTCAGCCTGGTGGTGCCGGGGCGATGCGCGCCGACAATCAGGGGAGCTGGACCTACGGCCCGCACGCGCGCAATCCCGCCTGCCAGCTTGCCACCTATTTGCTCGGCTGGCGCATCCAGAACCCGACGACGCTCGCCTGGAAGCTCTCGGTCGGCAAGGGCATCCCGCCCAAGCGGATCAACTGGCGGTCGTTCATCGACAGCGCCAACTTCTGCGATGAGCCGATCCTGCTCGCGGGCGGCGGCTATGACCCACGCTACCGGTCGGACGGCATCTTCAGCGAGGCCGACCAGACGCTCAACGTGACCGATATCTTCAAGTCATCGATGAACGCCGACCTCGATGACCAGGACGGCTTTCTTAGGCTGACGGTGTTCCACAATGACCTGGCGACCCCCGACGCAACGCTGACCGAGCATGATGTCCTCGACAATTTCCAGTGGATCCAAACCCAGCCGTTGAGCGACGGCTTCAACATCGTGCGGGGCAACTTCACCTATCCGACTGCGCTCTACCAGCCTGCCGAATATCGCGAGGCAGCGCTGCCGTCGCGCGACGGCATCGACCGCATGTTCAGCGTAGATTTCCTCACCGTGCAAAACCAGGGGCAGGCCGAACGGCTCGCCAAGCAGCGGCTGCAACGCCAGCAGTTCGGCGGCACCTTCGTCGCCAATTTCAACGCCGCCGCGTGGAAGGTCCAGAAGGGCAGCGTCATCAAGTTCAGCTTCAAGCCCGAGGGGTTTGTCGAGAAGCTGTTCCGGGTGGTCGAGACCGCGATCCGGTTCGACGGCGTGGTGCCGATGACGCTGCGCGAGGAACATCCGGCGATCTACCAGTGGGACCGCGAGGAAAGCCCTGCGGTGATCATAGCACCGCCGATCATCTATCTCCCCGGCAACACCCCGATTGGGCAGTTCCTCGGCACCGTCCAGGAAGGCGCCGATGTCACGGCGCTGAACACAGCAGCAGGCATCGAAGGCCAGGGCGACCTTGCGACCTCGGACCTGACCGAGGCCGACATCAACAACAGCTTGGTGCCTGCGGACAACGTCAACCACATCTTCATGTCCGAGATGGAGGGAGGCCTTGCCAATTGGGGCGCAGGCAATGTCAGCGCAGCGAGCGCGGTTGGCGAGGCCGGGACCGCGCAGGGCACCCGCTACATCAAGACGGTGGGCCAGGCGTCGGGGATCGGGCAGTTCATCTACATCAACAGCCGCAAGTTCCGGGTCAATCCGGGGCAACGGCTTGCCTTGCAGACCGGTATCGAGACGCAGAACTGCACAGCCCAACTCAACATCGCCTTCTATGATGCTGGCAACGCCCAGATCGTGCCGACCGTGCTGTGGGCGACTGCGCCCAATTCAACCTATTATGGCACGCTGCGTCAGGGTTTCGTCACCGCCCCGGCAGGAGCTCATACCGCGCTGCTCCAAGGCATCTTCGTCAGCGTTGCCGGATCGGGGATGTTCTCGGGGGCCTTCACCAAGCCGATGGTCACCGGGGCGAGCGGTGGGCAAAACACCTTCCCGGAATATTCACCAGGCCCGAACAGCTTCGATGCTGCCGATGTCACGCTCAACAATACGGCGGCAGGCATCACCGGACAGAGCCCGATCGCGTCGGGCAACGCGCTGACCGTCGTCCAGGTGCAGAACAGCCTCGTCGCCGCCGCCGGTGACAACAGGATTTTCATGTCGCTGTTCGAAGCGGGGGTCGGCGAATGGCGCTATACGACCAACGGGCCAAGCGTCGTCCTGGTCAGCGGTGTCTATCAGGGACGGCCCTACATCAATGCCTATCCGGTCCCGAACGGCACCGCAGGCGTCCACCAATGGTCGATCTGTAGCCAGTATTTCCGGGTGACGGCGGGCGAGCAGCTTTCGGTGCAAGCGCAGGTCGAGGCCTATGGCTGTAACGCCGACTGCTATGTCTGGTATTTCGACCAGGCTGGCTCGACGATCACCAACAGCTATTGCTTCACCGCTGGCAACGGCACCGGCTTCGGGACGCTCAAGCAGGCGATGGCGACCGTCCCGCCAGGGGCGATGACGGCGTTCTTCCAGCTTTATTTCAACTGCACGGTGACGGGCAATTTCGGCGGCTCGCTGGCGCTGCCCTATGTCGCCGGGGTGCCGACCGGGCAGATCACGCATCCGGCCTTCAATCCAGGCCCGAACAGCTTCAACGCCGCCGATGTGACGCTGACCCATACCGCCGCCAACATCACCGGCCAGGGCGCGCTGGCGACCTCGACGCTGACCGCACTGGAAGTCGCCAACGCCTATGCGGCGACGGGCCGCAATATGGTGATCTTTTCCAACCTTTCCCAAGGGCTCAAGGGATGGGTGCCGAGCGGGCCGGTCAGCCATGCGATCACGCCGGTCAACGGCACCGCCTGCACCGGCACCTTCAGCTATAATCTCGGCGGCTGGTCGGGGATGCGCAACGTCCTGTTCGCCAATCTGAGCCAATACCCCTTTGGCGTGGGGCAATATTTCGACGCCTTCGCAACCGCTCAGCCGTGGGTCGCAGGCGGCGTTGCCTGGCAATCTTCCGTCCCCGATTATGAGCGCGCCAAGAAATATATGATGCCGGTCAAGGCTGGCGACCGGGTCTATGTGCGGGCGCTGGTCGCGCACCATCGCTGCGATGTTCAAGTCTACCTGTTGCTCTACGACAGCGCGGGCGGGATGTATGAAGCCTATCCATTTTCCGGTGGGCGTGAGGGTGGCGGGCAGGGCGGCAATCCGGCCAACTTCGACCTGGTCGGCGGCATCATCACGGTCGCTAATCCCGTTAGCGCCTATGCGGGTCTGATGATCCGCATGTTGGGCAATGGCGGCGGCGACCCGTACATCTTCGTCACCGAGCCCGCGATGGGGATCGTGCCCGTAGGTCAGACGGTGATGCCGCCCTACACCGATGGGCCGAACGACCCGTGGGCCGACACGACGATCCTCAACACCGCAGGCGGCGTCACCGGCCAGGGGGCATGGGCGACGACGACCTATCCGATCGCCACGGTGATCGGAGCTCCGGCCAACGTTCTCTACAATGGCGGCTTCACCCTCCAGTTTGACGGGTGGATCAATTATGGCGGCTGGGGCTGGTCGTCGGGGAGCATCGAAGGCCCGTTCGCCTACTGCCAGACACCCGGCACCAATGTCATGCAGAGCAGGAAATTCTATACTTTCTACGGGGCCAATTATTGCCTCCAAGCCGAGATGTACGCGGCGCTGGCGGGTGGCTTGGTCAGCATCGACATCGCCTGGTATGACAGCGGCGGCAATGGGCTGGGGACATCGGGGCGGATCGATCTCGGCAATAATGGCGGGCAATGGGTCAGCATGTCGCGGGCAACCCTGATCGCTCCGCCAGGTGCCTATCAAGGGTCGGTGCGGGTTTTCACCGAGGGGGCGTCGGGCGGCGTCAATGTCGGGGTTCGGCGGATCAAGGTGGCGGCATCTTCCATCCCGACCCTGTTCAGCGACGAGGCAACTTCGGGCGCGCTCTATGGCGATTATCTGCCAATCGATAATCTTCGGCCAGGCGAATATGGCGCGAACGTCACCGAGGGCCGCAACAGCGCGGGCTTCAACGGCCAAGGCGCGCTGGCGACGCAAAGCCTCGTCACGACCAACTATATCGAGACCTATGGCGTCACCAAGACGCTCACCGGCTCGCTGGGGACGACGCTCCGCATCCCGCCCGGTCCAGGCGATTACAACATCGTGGGCATGTGGTTCGACAAGCTCAACGGCTCGATCCTCAAATTTGAAAGCACTTTCCTGATCTATTCGAGCGGCAGGCTCGACGGCTATCTGCAAATCCGCGACGGGCCATTGAGCTTCCAATTCGGCTTCCCGATCTCGCTGAACGGAAGCGGCACCTATCTCCCGGCTCCGCAGTTCACCCTCCACACCGCGCTGCCAGGCGGCAACCGCGACTATTATATGCAGTTCCACCGCAACGGCGCGGATGGCAACACCATCGATATTCTCGTTGGGAGCCAGTTTTCGATCCGGGAGGAAAAACGGTGACGATGGTAGGCTTCTGCACCTATGACCGGGCGAGCGGCACCATCCTGATGTACGGGTCGGGGCCGATGGACACGGTGCTGTTGCAGGACACCGACACCATCGGCGTCTCGCTGCTCGAAGAAGTCGTACCGGTGCCAGGCGCGCTGTACTATGTCGTCAACGGCGAGGTGAAGGAACGTCCGCCCTCGCCGATCCGGCGCAACGGGATGCGCTTCGCCAAAATCCCGCCAGGCGCCACGATGACGGTTGCAGCGAGGCCCGAGGTGCCGCTGCGCCCCGACCAGCCGCTCGACGGCACGCGCTATGATCTGACCGACAGCGTGGTGGAATTGGTGATCGGCGTGCCAGGTGCTTATCTCGTCGAGTTCGAATGCTTCCCATTCCAGGCGGTCCGGTTCGAGGTCAACATCCGATGAAGATCGTCCACCAGCCGAACCACATAGAGGCCAGGCGGAAGGCCTATCCCTCGGTCGAGGACCAGCTTGACATGATGTTTCATGACCCGGAGAAATGGCGCGCGAAGATCGCAGCGATCAAGGCGCGCTATCCGAAGCCGAAGGACGAGTGAGATGGCACGCCGGAAAACGACCAGGCCAACCCCGAAGGCCAATCTGTCGAGCATCAGTGACCCCATCCCGCACCGGGTCGCGCCAAAGGAGGGCGAAGTGGAAACATTGCCGAGCATTTCCGACGCGATTGCGCTGCTGCGGACCTATGAGCGCGACCATGTCACCGAGCTCCCGACCAAGGCGGGCGAAGGCCTGTCGGCGGCGGTGGTGATGATCTCGTCGGTCGATGCGATGGTCAATGGCGGCGAGGCGCTCTATGCCGCGCACAAGCAGGGGCTTTTGCCGCAGGACGGCATGATCGTCTGCGGCCAGGAAATCAGCTACTGCACCGACAATGGCTGGCACGGCCTTGCCAACGGGCGCGGGCAGGGCATCGTCGCTGCGCTGCGGCGCGACATCGGCGAGGCTCCGACCGGCCCAGCTTGGCCGCTCCCCGAGAATGACCCTATCCCGCTCGAGCAATATATGGAGCCGCCGCCGCCGCCGGTCATTCCCTAGTTGATTGTCGAATTACCCGGCAGGATGATTTCGTCGCGCTCCTCGGTCTGCTCCATGTCCCCGGCATCGAACTTGTCGGCGAGCTCACGCAGCATCGTCGGGATCGCTGCCGGATCGATGTTGCAGATCATGCTCGCCTCGTTGTCGTCGCCGGTGGCATAGGTGGCGACGAGCAGATAGACGACCTTGCGCGCACCCTTGTTGAGCAGCGAGTTCATCATCGCGCCTATCAGGGTGATCTTGTCGTCGAGCGGTAGGGTGTTCGGATCCAAAACCAGGTCAGCCATTAGCTTTCTCCCCAGGCCAAAGCTTGAGCGTGCCCTTGGCCCGGTTGGCGAGGCGCGCGTTACGCTGGGCATTGTTCTCGACCTGGACCACGCCATCGACCCGAAACACCTGCTTGTCGATATCGGCACGCAGGATGGTGCCGATGGCTTCGCGCGCGATGCTGGCCTCGGTGCCGGTGCGGTCGAGATTGTCGAACAGCCCGCCGCGCCCGACATGCTTGGCGCGGATCGTGAACAGATATTGCCGCTTCATTCGATCTCGGCCAATTTGACGACGAGTGCTGCTTCGACATAGCCGGTCGGGATGCGCTGACCGGTGTCGTAGACATAGCCATGCTCGACGAGCGCCTGCAGGACGCCTTCGTTCTCGCTCCAATCCTTGACGTAGAGGCACCCCGGCGGCGGCGGTCCTGCGTCTTCCAGCATGACGGTCAGGGTGGCGATAGGCTCGCCGTCCTCGGTCTGGAATATCCATGCCTCGCTGTTGTCGTGCCGGTAGCTTGATGCCTGGATGGTGCCCGTCCAGTTCTTCCATTTGAACTTCATGTTTCCCCTTTCAGTCTTCGATGCGGTCGTGGATGTTGACGGCGCCCGACCAGCACTCGACGCCGAGCAGTTTGGCGACGGCCTGGTTGAAACGGCTGTCCGAGGTGGAGGCAAGGTTGCCGCCGTGCATCGTCCAGCGTGTCTCGGGCACCCAGCCGAGGGTGAGGTCGGGGGTCGCCGGGACGACCTTGACCAGCGGGCGGTGGTCGCCGAAGACGTTGTTGTGGACGAGCATCGCAGCGGGGACGGCATCGCTGGGTTCGTTGGGGCCTTCGACGTTGACAAGGCAAAGCTGCCCGGTTTTGGCGCGACCTGGTGATGAGATGCCGTTCGCTGAGCAATCGCCCAACGACCAGCGAAAAACGTAGACATTCAATCCCATGATGTTCCTCCATGTTGGCAGGGTGGTCACTCGTTGAGTTGGCTGAGGGCAACCTCCTTGATCTGGCTTTGCAGGCTCTCGATTTGCCCGGACAGGTAGAGCATCGACACGACGAAGGCGTGCAGCCGCCAGCCGTCCGGGGCGGCGTCGATGACCCGGACAAGCGCCTGCATCGCCTCGGTAGCAGCGTGCTTGCCAAGGTCCTCGATCTGGCTGGCATCGCTTGGCGAAACCCCGGCCTTGACCAGCGTGGTGTAGATTGGCGAGCGCATCACAGCATGTCGCTTTCGTTCTCGGGCAGGTGCCGGAAATCGTAGATGTAGACCAGATTGCCGCCGAACCCCGCCGCGCCGCGATAGAGCGCGACCGAGATGACGCCAGGCTTGCGGAGCTCCTCGAAGACGAACTTCTCGGCGATGGGCAGGATGGTGCCGAGGTGGTAGCCGTGCGGCGTCACCCCGTCAGCGGTTTCGATTGCCATATTGTAGGTGGTCATTGGTCCCTCCGAAATTCATGGCCGACCCGGCAGAACCGGGTCGGAGCAGAATGGAGGCTATCGAGCCCGAAGCGTATCGTAGTCGGCCATGCACTCGGCCACGGCCTGCTCGATCTCGTCGGCCTGCTTGGCCCAGAAGGCCCGATAGCCCTCGACGAACTCGGCCAGGCGATAGGGCGGGAAATCCTTCCGCTGACCGTTGCCGAGCATTTCGTCGCGCTCGGCAGCGACCCAACCGTTGTTGAATTCTTCGTTGGTCATTTTGATATCCCTTCGTAGGCGGGGCCGTGCCCCAGAGGCCTTTCTTATAACGAGGCTCCCCACGAACATAAACCTCTTTTTTCGCTATCAGCGAAAATGAGTGACCCCGGCGGTGAGCCAGCCGCCGGGGTCGTTGCCGCCTGCCGCGAAAGGGAAACGCGGCGGCGTCAAACCGGATCGTGGCTCGGTCCTGGCATCTGGTCGAGCGCCATGTTGAGCATGTCGATCACCTGTTCCAACCGGTAGCGATTGATCGCCATGAAGCTGCCCGCCATGATCGACCTATGGCCGAGGCCGATGATCGCTTCGTGCAGCCCGCACTCGCAGCGCGAAACGGTGACGGTGAAGATTTCGGCCTTATGCGAGACAATCGGATGGCCGTCCTCGTCGAACAGCATCATGGTGTCATCGACATGGCTTTC